AAAGAAAATATTATGTTTTTCATTAGTAATTATACTTATTACCTCTAGCTTTTTTTCTTAAACTTTTTTAATGCTTCAGCGATTTTATCTCGTTTTTTATCACCAGGAGAACCTTCTTTAAAGTTCTTGTATCCCATTCGTTTTGCTTGTGCAGTCGCTACTGCAAAAGGATTTGTTACTTGTTTTTTTAACCATTTAGTAAGTTCTTTTGATTTAGAAACATCTTCATAATCTTCCCATTCAAAAACAACTTTCTCCTTGTTTCTCATTAATCCAGTAGCATACTCTATGGCTTCTTGAAGTCCTGCATCTGAGTAATCAAAATCTTCACCATTTACACTACCTTTATTAATCCATTTATTAAAAGAAGTTAAATAGTCTACTTTTCCATCTTTATAAAGCAATTTTATTGGAGTATAGGAAACTACTTCTTTTTCGATAGTACAATCACAAGTTTCTTCTTTTTCTATAAGGCAACTACCATCAATACAGGAAGTTGTTGCTGGTTCATCTGCTTTTAATATTTCAAAAGATGCTTCTTGATTTACACCTTTTTGACATATAGTAACCTCAGCTAATTCCAGTTTATTTACTTGCATAACATCTAATAAACCTTTTTTAACTGTTTCAGTTTCTATGGCACTACCAGCAATGCTATATGATTGCATTTCGCCTTTTGCTATTTGATCTCTAACCCTTTCAGAAATTTTTGTATCATTCCTTAATTCAGTTATAAAGAATAAACCCTCATTATTAACACCAGACTTAAACACATTCCCAGATTTTGATATGTAGGCAGGTAATGCCCAACCAATCTGAACGTCAGAATGTAAAACCATAGCGTTTCTTGTTCGTATATTTGACATATATTTCTCGAAAGCTGGTTCCAATGCTGAGGTTAAAATTAAGTGTCCTTCTCTATCAATTATTTCAACAGAAGCTGGACCACCTATAACTAAATCATCATTATCTTCTAAATTTAAATTCTGCATTGCTTTTTGATATTTTTTGTTGTCGGGATATGCCCTAGCTAAAGTTAAAACTTCAGCAGGAGTAGAAAATCCACCCATAAACAATCTTTCGTATTCATCTAACGCTTCACTAATATCTCCATAAGACGCTTTACCATCAATCGCTTTTTCTAGAAAAACAATCTCTGCTTCTGTATCTATATCTTGTATGTATGTTGATACTTTGATATCGGTAGTCATTAGAACGAACTTCCTCCCCAAATAACGCCACTAACTGTCGGAGTATTTTGTGCCGCTATTAATGTAATTTTTTGCGTAAAGTGTAGTGGGAAATTAGTCTGGAATGTATCGCCACCGACAATTGGTATCCCACTATCCTCATCAGCGGCATCATTATCAAATCCTACATAAACAATATCGGCTGCTGTACCACTTTCATTCTTGATAGTTATACCTCGAATAATGCTCATAGCGTGTCTTTTATAGGATTCAGAAGCATTTGCTGTCCCAGTCCAGAAATGATTGATTCCGAATGATCCATCAGTGTAATCCGATACTGCTGTGGTATCATGTCGTAATTCAAATTGAAATTTATCTAAATACCAGTTGATATTATGTTGAGTATTGGATACTACATATAATCGATAAGTTGTAGCTGCTGTTAGTGGTGGGATAGTGTATTGTGCTGTTATTCTTCTCCAACTAGTTGCTAAGTTATCACTACCTGAGGTAGCGTGTATTGTTGTACCTGATGAATCTCTAATATCAATTTTTACGTTGCCAGAAGCTGATGCTCCTCTATGTTCAACGGCTACTGTTAAGAATTGAGGCTTTGTGCTTATTGGTATAGTAGTGCTTTCCCAGTACATACCTTCACCAGCTGCTGAGTTTGCTGGATTAACAAGCAACGATGCTGCACCAACAGATTGTTGACCAGTATCTCTTGATATCGCTGAACCTGTAGCAGTAAACATTGATATTGTAGAGCTTTCAACTCTTGGATTTGTAACAAGGTTAGTCGCAGTTTCACCTCTAGCAACTGTAAACAAAGTACTTAGGGTGGTAGAAGTTGCCTCTCTAAAAGGTTGGTACTTTGTGTGTGGGTGCGTAGAGGTTCTTGTAGAGCCATCGAACTCAAACTGTTTAACTGTTGTATGATCGAATAACATTAAATTCTCCTCTTATTTATTCATTAGATTTATCATCGCGGCTATACTCCCTAAGATTGCTGTGGTATGAAGTGCAATAACCCCTAAGGCTATCATTAAGACTCTGGCTCCATAAATCTTAGTTCTCCAAGCATTTATATCGCTTATTTGTTCGTTAGCATTATCCAAACTCTCTTTTAATGAAGTATTTATGTCTGTTTGTTTATCTATATAAGAATCTAAACGTTCCATATAAACTGCAAGATTTACTTCTGTTTGGATAGCATCACGAGCCATTTCACTTCCTTATATAATTAAAATTTATCATAAATAGTAGCCACCCCTTAATAGAGGTGGCTATCTAAAATTACTTAATTATGCTGGATAACCATAAAGGGTAATCCTAAATATTCCAGCTGTATAATCAGCATCAGTAGTTCCACCACCACCGACTAAATACAAGTATTCGTCAGCAGCTGGGGACGCTGTTAATCCAGCACTGTTATACTGATTAGCTGAAAGTCCTGCTATCCAATCTTGACCAGCAGTTAATAGGGCTGTTTCTGTAAGGGAACTAATTGCTCCATCTTCAACTCCAGTACCTTCATCAGCTGAATATAAATCGATATCAGGCTCACCACCTGCAGGAGTTTCTAAACAAGTCATTTCTCCAGCAAATATTGTTCCATTAAGGGCTGCTGTTATTTGTCCTATATGACAAACATTGGAAGTACCATTTACACCAATTATATCTCCAGCTGCTGTATTTCTTAGACCTGTTAAATCTATCAGAATAGTTGTGGTTATCAAATCTCCAGCAACTTCTACATTAGCCTTATAAACAGTTCCAGTGCCGCCAGTAATCCCAGTACCAGCAGACATATTTTGCATTCTAAATGCAGTTTCATCTGTGCTACCGAAAAGCAAAGTTTCAGCATCAGCCAGATAATTCCAGTCATACCCCAACGCACTTCGGGCTATAACCCTTGTGTCGCCAGTGATATCACTTTGTTTAAAAGTATGTTTTACCATTTTTTATTCTCCATTCATTCTATGATCGTACTATTCATATCATTTTGAATATTTCTACTGGATCTCCATATAGCTTGTTTTATAGACTTTTTCAGTGCTATCGTTGAAGAAGTATCTTCTAATGATGCCTCCATCAAATTCATCACTTCTCCTACTAATCGTTTGCTATGAATGTCTACGCTTTGAAAAACATTTTCTAGATATACAGTTTTCATATTCCCATTACATTACATAAATAATTAATGGGTGGAGGATAGAATCGCTCCACCCTTTAAAGTCAATTCTAGGTATTAAGATCAGCAATTTTTGCCTGATGTGTAAATGTCTTACAACGTAATTCAGCCATTGTATAGATTAAACCTCTAACAACTAAGCTGTTAGCTGCAAAGTAATCTCTATTTTCAATAGCTTGTGTTGGACTTGCAATTGCAACTTCCAAACTATTTGTCGAAAGTACATATACATTTGATCCTAACACTGCATCAGCACTTGATACGGATTTAGCAGTGTCTGCATCTGGTAGAATTGGTATACCCATATAAGTAGCAAGTACCATACCAGTTCTTGTTCCTGGGTAAGTTCTTTCATCACCAATACCTACGCTGAATTCTTCTTGCCCTAAATATCTTTGTTGGGAATTTAGGAGCCTCTCGAGTTTAAAGTATTGGTCATGGCCCATCAGGATAAGATCAGGTTCACCACCATTTTCTCGAATCTTTTGAATTGCTGTGTCGATAAGGTTAAGAGATAAATCTCTACCAGTACCACTATTATAGGAAGTGTTTGCTGCTGCATTCCAACCACCTGCTGTTCTACCACCAAGTGTTAAGTCGTATGCTCGAACTCTTGAACTACCTCCACCTCCGACAGCATCACCATCTTCAGCAACGATATCATCAATAGAAGTTAAACCAGCCCTTTCATAAATGAAAACTACGTCTCCGTCTGCATAAGTTGTTCCAGATGCTACAGTCATAGCACCAGTGGAAGTGTTTATTGCTGAAATTGCCGAACCAGAAGTTCTATCAAAACCAGTAGCTGAAGCATCATATTGTGATACTTTGTCACCAATTCTAAAGGAACTGGTAGCTATTGCTGCTGGGATTGTTACTGATGTTGAACCACCAGCACTTGCCAAATAGGCACTACCAGCGTTAAGTTGCTGTCCAACCTCTTTGATGTGGTCAGTTTCAGCATTTTCAGTTTCCATTCCCAGAACATCTCCGACACCACCTTCAAGTCCTGCTGAAAATATTGCTTTTACAGAAGCACCGAATGTAGTACCGACAATTCTAGGTAATGAACTAACTGTTTGAATAGCACTTACGTCTACAGTTGGGAGACTTCCAGTTTCAGTTATTGGTAAACTTCTATTGGAACCACGATCGGATCGTATTCTCCAACCTGCTGTGCTTCCCCAAACTGTTTTAGGTAGTGCGTTAAAAAATCGTGTTTTATTGTTTAATGAGTCAAATACCTTTTTGCCAAAGGTTGCAGTAAAAATACCAGTATCCGTGTCCACAGTAAAGTATGTCTGCTTTTGCAAATAATCTTCACCAAATACGGATTGATATATTCCTTTTTTCGATTGGGCAAGGAACTCACTTAAAGATGGATTAGCCATTATATATTTCCCCTTTTAGCTTGTGATTACTGACGCATAAGTTCGTTAGGAACTCCGTCAGTATCTCCTACTTGAATTTTATATTGTAAATTTCTTAACTCTCGATATGAAAGTTTAGATAGTTGATCTATCACACCATCATTTGTATCTTCAGATTTTTTGATAGGAGTTTCTTCATCAACACCAATAGTAGAATCATATTTAATTAACTCTGGTGCTTGAAGTCCACTTTCCTCTCTAAATCCTAATTGACGTAATCGAGTAGTAGCTTCTTTTTCTATTTTCTCATCAATTCCTTTTTGAAGTTCATCGAGTTGATTTTTCAAAAAAGCAATCTCATCTTCTTGAGATTTCTTATAGCCCATTCCACCCTTTTCAGCTTCTTCTTCCTCTTCTTCTTCTTCATCTTCTTTAGTATCATGACCTTCAACGTGGTCTTTCTCTAAAGTAACCTTAACGTGATCCTCATCTTTTTCCAATACTACTTCCTCTTCAGAAGTTTCTTCTTTCGCAAGATTAAGTCCTGCAAGTGCTTCGGAGACTGCTTTTGAAATCATTTCTTGGATTTCAGTGCGTTGAACTTCGGCTTCTTCCTGAGCCTTAGCTATTTCAACAGCTTCTTCCTCTTTAGCAAGTCTTTCGTCCATTTTAGAAAGGACTTCAGCAACGGCTTGTAGGGCTAAAGTTACTCCTTCATTGGAACTTTGTACATTTTCATCAGACATTTTAACCTCCAGATGATGTATGTTTTTCACATAGAAGAATGGTCTTAGCCACTTCCGTTCTTCTAAAAATAAATAAATATAAACGCTTGTATAAAAACGTCTATACTTATTATACTAAAAAGCTAAAATTTTCTATTCAAAATGTAAAAAATTATACAAAAAGGTTGACATATTGCGAATAATAAAGTACCTTTTACTTTAATTATGTATAAAATTCTACAGGAGGTTAGACACTACAGCTAAATAAAATTACAGTAAAAGGAGTTTTAATTATGTGGGATAAATGGGCAGTAATAGAACAAGCCACAGAAAAATTAGAAGATGAGTTAGGACGTGAGCCAACCCAAGAAGAACTATTGCAAGAAATAAAAAGAAGGAGCGTATAAAGTGCGAACAGCGACAAGACAAGAACGGGAACATTTTAGACCAGATGAACTTGACTATGAAACAAAAGAGCTTATAATAATATCTATGTGTAATGAGTTCGAAATGACCCGAAAGCAAGTTTTACAATCTTGGAAAGATGATAAAATGCAAATGAAACGAGATTGGCATTATGTAATAGATAATTATGTACCAGATTTTTCGTAAGGTTTCACCTCCCTTATGAGTATAAAACTCCCCTGAAAATGGGGAGTTTTTTATTTCTTTTTAAAAAAAGGTTGACAAATATTATTTTATGTTGTACCATGTATTCATATTAAATAAATTATACAAGGAGTATAACATGAGTAAGCATATGATATTAATTAGTCCAGACACAAACCGACGTGAAGAACACACACAAATTGATCTTGCCAACGGATGGAATGCCAACGATGAATTTTTTAACAACTTCATTAAAGATGAACCAAGATACCATACCTGTACTTGCAAGAACGCTAACCACACCATAATAGAGAGAATTGAATGTGAAGAAGTACTTGTTGAAGGGTTAGAAGCATTACACCGAAAGACTGGCTTAGAAGCATCAATTTTAATTGAAGATGCTATAGCTAAGATTAAGAGATACCTTGCACCACACCAGTTTGAGAATCGAAAGAGTGGAGATTTAAACGACTTTGATACTAGAAGACAACCAATGGGAGATATTAACCACGGGCAATGGGCAATGTTACGATTAATGGAACTTTATGTAGCTTGTGTAAACAACCCAACCTACACAGTGTGGTACAGTTGCTAGACATAACATAGCTAAGGTAAATAAAATAACTCCTCCGAAATATGGGGAGTTATTTTTTATTTGTCGTCTGGAGGAGAACCCTTGGCTTCTAGAATTAATATCTCATTTCTATAATCATACATCGGTTGTTGTACTAACTTTTTTAATTTCTCTAATTGATTGCCTTCAGGTAAACTAGCCTCAACGAGGTCTAATACTTTACCTACCATTCGGCTATGCTTTGCAATTATATATTCTTGATTTGGTGAAACTTTATTCATATCAACCATTACTACCCTCCTAGGTTACTATACTTTTTGGCATATTATCTTGTATTATTTGAGGTTGTCTGCTTTTGATTTTTTGAAATGCTCTTTCCAACCATGGGTTTGCTTTTATAGGTTGGCTCATATCAAAATTTCTCCAGCCGACACCTGATATTTTTATAGGTTTAACATTACGCTGTTGTACTCTTCGGTGTTGTCTTACTGTATGCAGTTTTCTGGAATCATCTCTTTGATGTTCTCTAACAACTGATATCCAAGGATTTGGTCTTAGTGCTTCTCTTGTACCTTTATGAACTTCCATGGCATAAGGTGCATGGTACTTAATATTCCAACCATACGGGGTTACAACAAACTCTGCTGAATTTTTTAGTCTACCAGAACTTACTGGGCAAGTTGCTTGTGCCTCGGCAAATACTTGTCTACCAACATCTATGAGATATTTTTTCATATCTCTATCTAGGTATTTAGAAACTCTTTTAAGTTTTCGAAATTGTCTAACCATAACTATATTATACTAATGAATCATGTTTGCCCACGTCGAATTTATAGAATCATCAAATTTTTCATCGGACTTGTCATATTTAGAAAGATAAATAACTTCTTTACCTAGATATCCGTGCAGAGGATGCCAGTAGGTCGCTATTTGCTTAGGTTTTGTTGATACATGAAGTCTTTGGAGTGCAAACTCATCGACTCCTTTAACACAACCACAAATATGTAATTCACCAGTACCTATATCAGTTTCGTCAACTCTATGGAAATGTCCAATCATCACAGAATCAAAATAATTAACCTTTCTTAATTCTTCTAATTCGATATTTAAATTATTTTTAGTTTGTAAGGCACTTCTAAGATTATTTACTGACCTAGAAACGGAAGTACTTGATCCCCCACCAGAAATGCTATCTCCGTGCATTATTAATATTCTATTATCATATACATTAAACACATGGAGAAACGATTGTGGTATTTCAAATGTTATATTACTTTGATTCTTTAGCATAACAGAAATCCACTGATATAACATATAATCCCAATCGGTTGTTACTTTATTTTTCATAGGAGGTTTAGCACTCATTCTCCCATGGTTGCCTACAACGCAAGGTATTCGTATCTTTTTGACGTGTGGTGCTAGTAGTAATATAGCTTGACTTATTAAATAAGCGCCTTTAATCATTTGACCCATATTGTTTTCTATATTAGTTCTAGCCAATTCATCGTGAATATCCCCAGAAATCATATCGCCTAACATAGGTATAACCAATTCTTCTATCTCAGTAATGTTTCTACGATAAGTGATTAAAGCGAGTAATTGATTTGCCCAACCATACAAACGCTTATTAAATAATTCCATATCATATGAATTTAAACCGACCATTTGTGCTGAATCAATATATTCGCCTATGTGAGTATCAGTTAAAGGGGCTACTACTGTTTGTGGGTGTTGTGTTTTTGAATCAAGAGGTTTTCTTTTTATTTGTGGCACTTCTTTGAAACTATTAGATACTTGTCTAATAACATCAGAAATTACTAAATTTTTAGTGGAGTTTTTTACAGTGGTGTTATAAAGTTTTCGGAAATATACTGCTTCTGCTTTCCATGCCTCAAGTTTTTTATCAGCTTTATTTAGTTTATCTCTAAGAGTTTCATCTGGACTTAAATAATCCGTAGGAGTTTGTTCCCAAAAAGCTCGATCGTGCCATCTTTTTACTGTTTTTCGACTGATTAGTATTCCATGTATCTCGTAAATTTTTCTCGATATTCTCTCCCAACTCAGCCCCTCTGCTCTCAAATCTATGATATCTGATATCGCCTCTGAACTCATCGTAACTCCTTCTTATCGTTAGCACCACAATCTTTCCACATATCCTGCATTGCAAATCCTTATCTTCATTCAAATACATAGTACCAGAACATTTTGAGCAAACATTATTCATCTTTTAATATCGGCTCTACCAATGATACTATATCGGTAAATGGAACATTTTCGGAAGTATCTTGTTCAGTTTGTTCCTGCTCATCTCTTTTTCTTTTCTTGTTTTTCATTTCCTCAATAATATCTTCTTTTCTCATATCAGATTTTATCCAATTCATTAAATTGGCTATTGATTTAGAATTTAATTTCATCGTAGGCGTACCATCATTTAAAAATCTTTTTAAATTATCGATACCATCTTTTCGTTTCTTTTTATATTTTCCATGGGTAGGAGTAAAAGTTCCTGAATCGGTTGAAGTAAAAACTTCTTTTTCAAAATCATTATTCATCATCGTCAGACTCTACTGGCTTTTCATGATGTTCAGTTGTTTTGGGAGTTTGTATTATAGGATTAAAAGTACCCTTCTCTATCATTGATATTCCCTCCGAATTTAAATACGCAATATAATCCGTGTTGTCTTGTATAAACCACATTTTAGTAAAATCTGGACTAACTTGTTTAATTAATGGGTGCGTAAAACCCTTTTCCACTAAATCATCTATGAAACTTTTTGAAGTTTGTATAATGTCACCAGATCTAGCTTCAGCATAACTATCTAAATCCCGTTCTTCATTAGGTGCTTTATCGGCACTATTTGGCGTTACTCCACCTGTTCTACCTTGGAACTTTCTTTCAGAATCTGGTTTAATATTATCTACATCAGACTGGTCTAACTCTTTCTTCTTAGATTCTATATTTAAAGCAGCTTGTTCTGCTACAAGTTTTGCTGTTTCAACAGGTTCTCCAGTAACAACAAATTCCGCTTCAGTTACGTCAGCATTTTGTTCCTTTAATCTGACATTAAAACCAAGTTTAGCGAACTGCGATGCTATATTAATTTTTTGCATGGCAAATGCTAGTTTGGTATTTTCAGCTTTTTCTTCAGGTTGCGGTAAAACAATATCAAAATCTGTAATAGCTAAACACTCTAGCAAGTGTGGAAAAACAGCTTCCATAAATAATCGTTGATCAGATTCAACAACCCTACTCATAACTGTTAATTGTTGCGTCTGACTTGATAAACCACCAAATGCCTCTGGTGCACCTTGCCAAGCAGGGCTAACTCCCCATATGGCTGCAACTCTTTCACGAATTTCTTGCCTAACTGGTAAATAATCCATTTCTTGTAAGGTATGGAATAATCTTACTAAATCAACTCTACCACGCTGATTTCTAGAAGAAACAGCAATCATAGGAACATAGTTGGGGTCGGCTCGTGTTTGTGCCACTATATGTTCTCGTTCTCTACGCAATGATTCAGGATCATCAGTGGTTACCATCAACATACTTGCAGGCATTCTTCTTTGATAGAAATAATTAAATAAGTTTCTATCCATTCCTACTAAAGTCATGGCTTTTTCAAAAATAGTTAGAACAGGAGACCAACCATAAGTTTCAGAAGGTGAAAATTTACTTAAATGAATAACTTCCGAGTCTAATAAAAATATATCTTTTGTTCTATGACGCATTTTAAACATTGCAGGCACGCATTTTAATTCGCAGTTAGTGTCTAAGCACGCACCAGCCTCGGATCGCACTTCCTCGCGATGGATAGGACAAATAAAGTGAAGATTCTTAGGTAATCCATTCTCATCAAGATCAAATTCAATAACAGATGGATTAATTCTTCTTATTTCTAATAATCTTGAGGATACTTTCCCATTTCCTAAATCTTTATATTGTTTAGATATATGCAAAAAGCCATCATCGAGGGAAATAACGTCATGATGAAATTGACGTAATACTTCCTCTAAAGATTGACCAAAAACATTACAACTGGCTCTTATATCCTCTAATTTTTGTTTTTGTATAGGATCAGGATTTTCTACTGTTGCTTGAAAATCTAATCCTCTCCTAAAAACTTCGGAAGTTATGTGGTTTAGTGGTCCACGTATTTCTTCTACAGTCATAACAATAGTTTGAACATCTCGGATTAATTGATTTCGATGTGTTATGTTGTTTCTAACCATTGGGTTAACAACACCATCAATACCTAAGGTAGGAGTACCACCCGTTTCTCCAGCTGCTTTTAATAAGTCCAACTGATTTATTTTTCTATTAACTTCAGTTAGCTTTTCATTTAAAAACGGGAGTTGTGGTACATACTCGCTTAATTTCATTTTTATTCCTTACTTTGTTCCGACAAATATTGCATTGAAGCTAGTTTTAGTATACTGTCCATAGCTTGTACATTTAGATCATATTTTTCTGATCGTTTAGGTTTACTTTGAACAGTTGTTACTTCTTTATTAGCTTTTTCTAATTCTTCAGTTAAACTTTCTATTTTTTTATACGCATTATTTAATTCATCTTCAAACTGTTGTATATCAATATCTTGATATGATGGATTAGGCAATTCCCCTTGCAAAGATGCTTCTTTTAATAAAGCAGTAAACTGACCATCAGATAGTATTGTTACAGCTGGGTTATCATCTGCTATATCATCATCTGCTGTTAATGTTCTAATAGCATCATTCCATTGATCTAGTATTCTCCAAGTTTTTGTAATGGAATCAAATTTTGCTGCATAACGAACATTTTCTTCCTGATTACTGAGTATGTTTCCTAAAGTCATAAATCCCCCAAACTTATCTAATCTTCTAATTATTATACTAGTATTATTGTTATATTCGTTTCATTACGCAACTAAACAAGCTGACCAACCACAGGATTTACAAGTCTGGCATCCAGCTTCCTCAATAATGATAGGAGATTCGCAACAGGGTTTAATTGTAGATTCTTCTGAACCTTTTACTAACACTTCTTTATCCCTGCTCCCTGCCCTATAGACAGTGATTCCTTTACAACCAGTGTGATAAGCTAATAAATAAGCATCTTTAACTTCTTGCATGGATGCCTCATTAGGCATATTAATTGTTTTACTAACACCGCTATCAATATGCTGTTGAAAAACTGATTGCATTAATACATGATCTTTTGCAGAAATGTCTGGAGAAGTAGTGTAAACTTCTTTTACCCAGTCGGGCATTTTAAATTTTGCATCTTGTAAAGAACCACCCTCTGCTAAATAGTTCATAAGTTCTTCAGAATAAAAATCATATTTTTTAGCATCAGATTCAAAATATTTATTGATGTAGTTTAAAGTTTTACCTTCAAGAATATTTTGTTTTTTCCATGCTAAAGCAAATGTAGGTTCGATGCCACTTGAAGTGTCAGCTATCATGGATATTGTTCCTGTTGGAGCAACTGTTAATCTACAATGATTTCTAAAACGTTCGTTTTCTTTGTCATAAGTACTATCATTAAAAGCTGGAAATACTCCTCGTATTTTTGCTAACTCTATAGATTCCTTATCAGCTTCAGAACGTATTTCTTGCATTACTTGATCGGCAACTTGTCTAGCCAATTCTGAATTATAAGGAATACGCAACTGAATTAATAGATCAGCAAATCCCATAATACCTAAACCTATTTTTCGAGTTGCCTTTGTCATTTCCTCTATTTCTGGAGTAGCGTACTTATTAGCATCAATGACATTATCTAAAAATCTAGTGGCTATTCGAACTACCTCTTTTAACCTATTCCAATTTATCTGGGCGTGCCATCTATTAGGAACATCTTTAAATTCCCCATCATAAGGAATAAAAAACTGTGATAAATTTATAGACCCTAGGTTACAACTTTCATTAGGCAATAAAGGTTGCTCGCCACATGGGTTGGTTGCAATCATATTGCCATATTTTTCTATTACATGGTTATCTTTATTTATTGTATCAAGAAATACCATACCAGGCTCACCATTAGTCCAAGCACCCATAATAATTCTGTCAAGAACTTCTTGAGCATTTAGCTGACCTGCAACAGTATTATCTTTAGGATTAATTAGCTTATAAGGCAAACCTTTGATTGCTGCTTCCATAAAATTAGAATCTACTCCTACAGAAATATTAAAGTTGTGAATATCTCCTTCAATAGATTTACAATTAATAAATTCAAGAATATCTGGGTGGTATACTGACATAACTGCCATGTTCGCACCATCTCGTTTTCCCCCTTGAGTAATCATGGAACTTACCCTACTTAAAGTTTTCAAAACTTCTATAGGACCACAAGCAATACCATGGGTACTTTTAATATCATCTCCTCGTGGTCGTAATTTAGACAAGGCAAATCCAGTACCTCCACCAAACTTTTGTACCATAGCACTATCGGTAGACGCTTTCATTATTTCTTGCATGGAATCTTCTAATGGTAGAACAAAACACGCTGACAGCGTACCTTGGTCAGTTCCTGCGTTCATTAAAGTTGGACTATTAGGTATGAATTCCAGATTTTTCATAATTGTATAGAAGTCCATAGCGATTAAATTTTTCTCGACTGATAACGTATAATAGGAATCTTCTATACTGGCTATAGCTTTCGCAACTCGTTGAAACATTGCAGTAACATCTTCAATTACTTCGTTATGGGAATTTTTTAAATAGTATCGATGGTTTAAAATAACCTCTGCTTGTTCGGATACTTTTGCATTAGTATCAATAACGGTTGCCATATTTTTTCTTCTCCTTTAGTTGGTATTTCTATGTCCACAATATAAGCACAAACCTCTCTCAGGAATCCAGAAATTAGAATTACACACTATTTCAGTACAATTAGGATTTGGTGCACCTTTAGGTGTTTCTGGTTCATTAACAGGCTTTAGTTTACTTTCCAAATCTAGTTTCTGAGAGTCTTGTCCGTCTGCTAGCCATTCCGTTACTGATCCCATACTACTAAAGCTATATCTATTTTGATCATGCAAAGCTAAAGCTGCTAAAGCAACTGAGAAAAAAGCATCTCCATGTCCTGTAACGGTATCAGGTGCTTTTAAATCATTAGTTACTGCTAACATAGATTCAGTTTGCATCGAGTCATCAATTAATTTAAATCTGCCTGAATGAACAAGTTGTTCTAAGGCTGATGCCATTTGATTTTTTGATTTAGAAGTAAAATTTAGTGGTCTCCAACGATTATCTAAACCTCTATCTTCTAATTCACCTCTGGTATTATCTAAATATCCTGATGTGATATCGAAATTTTCAGCAGCTTCATTTAAATACTCTATTTGGTCAGAATACGACCAGCCTCTTAAAAAAGATTGGTGTATTTGCTCTATAGTATCTCCTCGTTTTCTAAACAAAACGAGATGAGAGGGATGCCGTCTTTTACCGACATCAAACCCTGCATATATTTCTTCGTCATTATACTCTTGATGATATCTTTTTTCTACTGCAAAAGAACGTAAATTAACATTTATACATTTTTCAATATCTTCCCTACTAAAGAAACTTTCCGTTGCCGAGTGTGGTGTTAATAAAAACTCAGAAGCGAAAGATTTTGGTCTTGCCCTTTGTTGATCTAATAACCATTCCTCACTATACAATTCAGGCATCAAAACTCTTCTCCCAGGTAAGGGATCTAAGGCAGGCAATATCCTGCATTTAAAACGATCATCGTCCTGCAATTTAGCTATCAAATCATTAGGCGACATAGGAGTACCGAGTACAATTACTGGAGTACCCTTTAAAGGAATAAATAATGATTCAGTCATAAAATGATCTTCAGCTTTTTCTAACTGAGAATGATTAAGGGGATTTTCTGGATCACGCAATAGGTCATCAGCAATAAGTCCCCCGTTAACGTGTAATCCTCTTTTAAAACTAAATAGTCCTCCGTGCATAACTTCGGTAGGTTTATTGTTTATTAAATATCTGCCAGTATATTCAGCTTGTGAGTTTCTTTTTTTAATCAATTCTTTTAGAATAGGATTTCGCATAATAGCTTTATTTATTTCTTGAACATGGTATCTAGCCATTGTGTCTGAATATGATAAATATAAAATAGAACAATCCCTTTTAGAAGTTAACATTCTCCAAGCAGAAAAACCATGTCCTAATATTGTTGATTTAAAATGGAATCTAGGCAAAACTGCCATATAATGTTTTCCAGTTTCTAAACATTCTTGAATATCATCAGCTAGTATACCGACGTGCCATGCTTTAAAATATTCTGGATTATCGTAACTATAGCACCAAATATTTCGTAAAAATTCTTTAAATGTTCCCACTTCATATTTATTCTGTTCCACTAAGGCATCAGAAATCATACTAAAAGCAGCTTCAATAGATACTAAATCTTTACTCATTGTTACCTTGTTGTTGTATTAATGATTTAAATTTTATAGAAATTCTATTTAACATCTCAGAATCATTAACTTCTTCAATAATTACAGCTAAAACATCTTGGACAAACTGAAGGTTTACCATTCCCTGCATAACTTCCCGTTGCCCCTTAATTCCCATGTCCATTGCTCTGGCGGCTTCGAACGGTCTTTCAAACTCCATAGAGTCTAAGGAGATTTCCGCTTTTTCAGCCAATTTTGTATATGAGTTTAGCTGTCTTTCTTGTATACGGGCAAATCTTTGTCCGTCATTTTTTATAATTTTTTGTTGTTGATCGGATCGTTCAACTGCTGATCTTTCCGACCAATTACCTCGTTTTGCCCAGGCATATATTGTTACTGGTTTTACGTTATGTTCTTTAGTAGATACAATTTCAGCAATTTCTCTGGCTGTCATATCTCCTTTTATAAATAAAGACATAGCGTGGTCTTTTATTGTTTGAGGAATTGCTTTTCCCATTTAAACTCCCCATACATTGTTACCTTGCATAATATCATATCCAGACAGATCTGGTGCCCTACTTTCAATACTACCTCCATAAGGTGTGCCATCACTTTGTAAGAATTTAGCAAAATCCAAATGACCAGTTTTAGTTGTTGATGAAGTGAAACAATGTGGAATTTTTTGTTTATTGCCACTAGCTGTAATAACCTGATCAAACTGTATGGCAATTTCACCTCTAGTACATATACCAGTCCAAATGTGTTCTTGTTCTCCTATTGGTTTGTACGACCTATTCCTTAAAATTGTTCCTGATGTTCTTTGTAATTTTTCAACTGCTTGATTGTGTAAGCATTCGAAATATTTACACCAGACAACAGTTCCGTATTTTTCTTTTACTTCTTCTATGGACTTAGCGTCTTTAGGAAAAGTATCTTTATACTTCAACTTCTGTTTTTTTGGTGGTTCATAAAAATCTACCCTTATCTCTGGTCCAAGTTTTTTCAAATTATTTCTCCTTTTGCCCACTTAGCTATGCAAGAAGCATCTGCAAAGTCTTGTTCTTTGAAGATATCTCCCCATATATCTATGCTAAAATTTTTAATATCTACCTTAGTAGCATTACCTTTTCCTACAACTACTTTTTTCCAACTTTTATTATCTACTAATAAAGGTTTATAACCATTTAATAGTAAAATAGTAAAAACTGCACCAACAACTAAAGATATCCTGATAGTAGTCATAGCATTTTGAATAAATATGGGTTTTTCTATTGCTACTATTCTTGGTCGTATATTTATTTTACTAACAAAATCAGAAAAATTAGTCGTAATTTCAGGAAAACGTTCTTCAAAAGTTTTTCCTTTTCCTAAAGATTTTTCTAATTTAAGTAATTTTTCTTTTTTATTTATAATTGCTGTGTGAACTGCTAACGTAGAGCAGTCAATTCCCATATAAGTAATCATGAAGTTTGTGCAGTATAAGTTCGTAAAGATATTATTCTAGAAACGGAATTATATAGTGATGTGTGCATCGATAACGAACCAGTAACTTTTCTATGGAGGGCTTTTCTTTCTATTATATCTTTTACTGAATCAGATAAAGTCGTGTACCTATTTAGAATTACTCCTCGAAACTCATCACGGGTAGGTTTTCTTCTTTCTTCTTGTTCATATTCTTGGGCAATTTTATACAAAGCGGCACTATAGTTTTCATCAAAACTTGATTGAAGAATACCTAGCACTGATTCTATTTCAGCTACCTTTATTTCCAAATATGCTTTCCAACCACCATGAAATGCCAATAATTTTTGCAAATCAATATCAGAAGAATTCATAATATCGTTAAAATCAACATCTATTTCATCGGACTTTGGAGTAAATGAGGGAACTCCGTAAGATTCAATTTCATTGTTAACTTTTTCTAAGGCTACTTTTGGACTCCATTTTCTTCCATCAGTTGACATATTACCTCCTGTGTTATTTTCATACATTCACAATATCGATTTCCAGTACAATCTTTAGGAACTTCTTTCATGTCTTGTATTCTCAAACATCTTTCAATTATTTGATTCCACTCAAAGTCGTTTTTTTCTAATGTGAACGCTTTTATTTTTTGATCATTTTTGCATTCGTATAATACAGTGCCTTGATCATAATTACCAAGATTTAAATATGTTTGCAGTTGTATTCTATGTTCTGGCTTAGGTCTACGCAATGCAGCAAAACCACGCTGATTAATAGATTTTAATTCTATGGGATAAATGTGACCATCTTGATGTTTTATAAGAAAATCTATTCTACCAGAAATAGGAGGGTTTTCATTTTTTACAGATACTTCCCTATCTAGTAATAGATTTAATTCCTCAAACCATTTAGCAAATCTTTCTTCAAGGTACGAACCATTTTCAAAAATTCTTCTCAAGTTTGGGGGCATTGGAGATGGAGGCATTAAACCATTATATGATAACCATATAACTCTATCGCAAGTATTGGATATTGCTGAAGGATAAAAAACTCCTTTTCTAGGAGAATCCATTTCCCCTTCAAGATGATTATCTATTGTTTCCATTAACCAAGAATCTTCTCTACTAGGAGATTCCCTTAAATCTCTTCCAGAATTTTTTACTATGTCGACAAGGCTTCCCATATTTTTACCTTCATTTCTTTTTCAGTTTTTTCTGTTATATGTAATATAGAGTCTACATCTTCACTTTCCAATAAAAAAGAATCCCTTTTTTTATCCCTTTTTGATAAATGCCCATAAGTACCATCAGCTTCAATTACCATTTTTATATCTGGTATATAAAAATCAACAGTATATGGATAAATTTCAAACTGCTCAACATAGCGTAATCCTATATTTTCTATAGCTAGAGCCAATTGTTTTTCTTGTGGTGTATAATCTCTAGGTAGATACCTCATTAGTTAATTTCTCCATATCCTCTTTATTATTTACAAAATGTTCTTTTAAATTATGCAAACCCATAAATTTGTTTTCATTATAAGTATACCAAGCACCAGTTTGAATAATTAAATCTTTTTCAATACCTTCACGAATAAAGGATTCAATAACATCGATACCACCCTCTTGTCTAAAAGGAACTATTGCTGATTGCCAGTTATCTCCACCAACTTTAGATTTTCTTAATCTAACTTCTATGTTAAAACCTACATTAGCGTTATTTTCTTTTATCCAATCTTTTCTTCTTACTTGTAATATAGAATGGGAGAAAAATGTTTGCCCAATTCCTCCAGGCATAGCATCTAGAGCAGTGGGTCCCATACTCGATCTAACTTGATTTATAGCAACAAAGGCTGTTTCTTTTCCTATATTCGGTAGCAGTTTAGGCAAAGCACTATTAACAAATCTGGCTTGCCATGCCATAGGATTGTAACCAAAACTTTCATCAGATACAGAAGCTGGTACAAGACCTGCTATAGAATCTAAAACAATTATAGAAACTCCATGCTTCATTAAAGTTCTAATGTGGTCAAATGCTTCTTCTCCTGAGTTTGGAGTATGTACTAATAATCTACGGGTATCTACTCCACAAGTTTCGAACCAATCTTTATCATACGAAATCTCAGTGTCCACCCACGCGGCTATAGCGTTTTTATCCTTTAGAGCATTAGATACTATTTGAGAGGCTAAATAAGACTTTCCTACGTTTGTTGCACCATATAATAATGTCATACGTCTTTTTGGTATACCCCCACCTGTCAATTTGTCCAATGCAGGAATACCAAATTTTATTCTTTCATATTCAAAAGAACTATTACTACCTAATTCCACATTAGTAATTGCTTTATCATTGAAAATTTCTTTTAACTTATCAGTAGCACTGGTTAAATTTTCATCGGACTTCTTTTTACTTTTTATCATTAATTGTTTTATCCTTTATCTTTGTAATCTTCATTTATAAAATTAGAAAGCCAGTTAGAAAGTGTAGTGATATATTCTTTGGCAACTTCTATCTGAGGTTCTATAGGCAAATCAGTATCCACATTATCAATTCTAAAATCTACCCTCTTTGAATTAAAATCCCCTAAATTTTTTGTATAACCTTTTCCTATGCTAATTAAACTCATCTATTTCTCCTTTTCACTAAAAAATAATAATAACATTGCATAATGTATTATCTTAAATATATCATTTCTTGGGCTTCCCTTTTTATCATATCTAGAAGCATATTTAATAATGTTTGCCCTACAAAAAGGTAAAACATCTCCACAGGCTTCAATGAAATCAAGCGTTTGAATATTACCTTCGCTATAATGCTCATCATAGGTGTTTTTCACATATTCAGAAATTTCTTCTATAGTCTTATCTTCATTATATTTCATAAGTATTACCAACCAAAATCTAATTGTTTTTCATTATGTGTATAATAGACATATTTACCACGCATCTCTCTAGTAAGAATACCTTTTTCAGCTAATTTCCTAGCTGTTCTATCGGCAGAAGTTCCTAGCCAACCCCACTCGGTATTAACTTTTTGTAAATTCCATGATGGTACGGGCTCTCTTGAATGGTAAACCACATTTTCTACTATCTTTGCTTGTGTCATTTTCACAATATTGCTCCTTTGCTTAATAAACATTCCAAAATAATACATCGTTACTTTTTTTCAACTGCATACATAATTCCAATGCTTTTAAATCATAATTAGGCATACACTGAAAAGGTGCTTTGTATTTACTACTATAATCAAAACTTTTAGGATATTTAATTAAACGTAATCGTTCATGTTCATAATTAAAATCTTTACCTACTATAATACCAGTTACTTGTGCATTATTACTACCTGATAATATCCCTTTGACTAAAGTTCCACTACCTACTGCACAAAAAATTTCAGCAGGTTCTTTTCCTAATTCCTTAATTATAGTTTTCATGGTATTTGCTATGCTATTTATAGCAATTGGGTGATTAGCACCAAATTCTAAATACTGATAATTACTATTTACATTTACAAAGTCTTTGGCACGTTTTTGTACTACGTTTAAATACCCAGGAGTAATTTCTACTACTTCACTACCTAACTCACTAGCTAATAAAGTGTTTGGGTGTTTTTCCTTGCGTTTGGCACAAAATATGATGCTTTTTTTACCAACGTTTTTTGCTACCTCACTTAAGGCTATTTGAAAACCTCCATATACTGGACTTGCGTATACATAACCATTTTTATTTTCATTTAAAAGTAAAGGTAAAAAACGGCTTTTAGTACCACCAATTAATAAATCATCTCGTAATACTGTTATACCTTCATAACTTTCCAAAGTAATTGTATTATCCGACATTACAGCAACTACTCCTTTCCCGTTAACTGTAAATCCTTCTTGGTAGCCCATGACGGACTACATATTTCAACATCTACTTCTAATGGTATACCTAAACTATTGTTTTGTAAAATTTCTTTAATTACTAAAGGTAAAGTTTCCATTTCCGAATTATGTATTTCACATATAATTTCATCATGTACTTGTAATAAAATACTGCTTTTAGTATCGGAAAGTCGCTTTTCTACTTCTATCATTCGTTCGGATAATAAATCTGCTGATGTTCCTTGAACTAAATAGTTGACGCCTTTATAAGCAAAGTCGGAATCTATTTGATATCGTCTGCCATAACGATTTTTAATCCAACCTCGTTTCACAACTATCCTTACTACATGATCAAAGAAATCTCTACTACCTTTTAAACCTTCAAAATATTTCTTTTTGTATAAAGACGCTTCTTTAACTGTTGTACTTAATTGATGTGCCAGATTCTTTGCTCCCATACCATATATTGTTCCAAAAGTTATACCTTTTGCCATTTGACGATAATATTTAAATTGTTCATCTTCTTCAGTAACATTAAAGGCTAATTTTGCAGCTTCGCCATGAAAATCCACATCATTTTTGTTTAGAAGTGCATCTATAACATCATTCCTAAAATATGACATAAAAACTCTAACTTCCATTTGGCTATAGTCAAAAGAAACCAAAGTATGTTCTGGTCTTGCCACAAATAAACGCCTAATTGATATTTGATTACTATCATTTTCATCAAAATACTCATCACCAACAAAAAACCACGAATCTATCAACTCATTAGAAACATTAACAGCTATGTTTTCTCTTTTTTGTGCTGACATTTTATTTCTAATATCTTCCCTATCTTTATCTGTTATATTTTCACTAGATAAACGAAAGCTATTTCTTGGTATATTTTGCAAATTAGGTTCTCTTGATGACAATCTACCTGTTGCAGTACCCCAATTACAAAAATTTGTTCTCATTAGAGTTGTATCTATATAAGGTACTACATATGTTGAGTTTAATTTTGCAAAACCTCTATATTGTTTAACTAATCCAGCCAATTTGTGATCTATAGTCATTAAAGCTGCTTCATTCCAAGAAGGATTTCCTTTTTCAGTTTTTACAGGAGATTCTATTCCAAGATATTCAAACACTTTTCCGAGTTGTTGTGTACTTAAAATATCAAATTCTTGCTTTGCAATATCATAAATTTCTGCTTGTAATTCAAGTAATTTATTATCAATCAATTTTTTACACTTTATAGCATAGCCTTGATCAATAGTAATTCCACGCTTTTCTATTTTATGCAAAACTTCCGTTAATTCACATTGCAGTTCATAAATTTCATTCTGCTGTGTGTTTTCTATTTGCTGAAGTGCATCTTCATAAACTCTAGCTGTTAACTCCACATCTTTTTTACAGTATTCTCCTAAAAATGTTGCTGGAGAAACAGAAAAATCCTTATGCCATTTATAGGACTTTAATGCTTTTTTTGTATCAATATCATATTGTACGGACTCTTTTCCGTACCATCTGGAACCAGTAGGAGTTAATCCAAAATCCCTAACTGAAGAAGATTCAACCAATCTTACCATAACAATGACATCAATTAGCTTTTTATCTTCTGAAATAAAACCATCATTTTCAAGAAAACGCAAATCAAATTTCAAATTGTAACCAATAACTGCTTTGCTTTGGTTTAATACTTCCATTAATTCTGGTAACTTATCGTAATCAAGGTTTTCTCCTTGATGATGCCTAAAGGGGAAATAGAAAGATTTTCCTTTAAAGGTAGCTTCTCCAACACCAATACCACATGATTGATTTATATCAGAATTTAAGCCGTTTGTTTCTACGTCAACAACAATTTTTTCAGTTCTTGCAATAATGTCCCTAACGTGCTGTAAATTTTCTCCGAAAGTTGCGTTTGTTACAACTGACATTAAAACAACTCGTCAATGGCTTCTTGTTGTTCTTCATTACTTTCAAAAGGGTTACTAAAGTCAAATTGTGAATCTTGTTTGGGTAATGTAACTCCACTTTTCTCTAAGAAATATTCTTCAAGAGATGGTAAAGAACTTTGTTCTTTAAGTTTGTCCGATGGAATTTGCATATCTTTTCTAGTTATATTGAAATTATAGCGTGTATCACGTTCTTCCCCAGTTCTACTAAGTTTAAATACTGCTGTATCAAGTCTGGAATCATTTTCCATTACTGCATCTATAATCGCATCTTTTAAAGAGTATGGTAATTCAACAATTTTATAATCATTTATTTGTTCTCTATAAATATAGCTTTTTGTTTGGTGTACTGGTATCTTTTCCCAAGAATCAGCTCCGTATCTCCAAGAACCATCTTTGTTTTGTGCTGTCTTATGTTCTACATAATGAACATATACCCACAATAAAAGTCTGGAGCGTGTATTTGCTTCTAAAGGTACATCGGACATATCGATGCTTTCATGATTAAAACGTGAAGTCCATCTACCTCCATCAGCTCTCCAAGTAGTCATTTTACAATCTAAAAGGTATCGTTCTTGTTCTGTATCATCTTGAATACCTGTAACATATAAAGAATCACCATCTTTTAAATAAAATTCACGTCTAACCTGTGTAGGAGTATTTCTTTGAACACTTTGTGTAGGTTTCTCTAAATTCTTGGACAACAATGTATCTAAATTTGCCATTTTTTTTCTCCTTTACCAATAATGGGTATTTTCTAAAATGTTTTCTAATTCTATTTTACTTCTAACTTCTTGAATATCTTTATATTTTTCAGGTAAGTCTATATATGATAACAAAAATCTATTTTTCATGTCAAAGGTAGCTTTTTTTATACCCTTTTGTCCTGCTTCATCGTTATCAAGGCACAAAACAACTTCACTAGGTGCTAGAGAACTAACCATATTTACTTGAGAAACGCTTATTATCGCCCCTAGTATAGCTAACGCTGAATATCCGTTTTGATTAAGCCATATAGTGTCTAATGCACCCTCTGTAATGTAAATTTTTTCATAATCAGTTATATGATTAATTCCAAACAAACATAAAGATTTTTTAAATCCTTTGCTGTACAAGTATTTCGGTTCTTCGTGTAATCTTCTTTTTATCCAACCAATTGATTCGGACAATTCGTTTTCAACTGGTATAACTAAATCGCCGAATAAATTTTGTCTACAATTCCATTCCAATAAAGTTTGCTTTGTAAAACCTCTTTCATAAATCCAATGATCATCTTCTAAATCATACAAAATATATGGACTACTTACTTCTTGATTGACTTGTTGTATTGATTCATTTGTATTAAAAAAAGTAAAATTCACATCTTCTTTATAAGGCATTAATTCTTTGCTTACATCTTGCCAACTTTTACCAGTAAGCATCTGAATAAACAATGCTAACGATCCAGAACCACAACCAGCAAAACAAATCCAAAGTCCTTTATCAAGATTAATTGAACAAGATGAAATATTATCGACATGAAACGGACACTGAATTGAGTATTCGTCTTCCAGTGAGGTATCTATACCATATTCTTCAAGAACTGAACGCCAATCCATTTTTTTACTTTCTCGTTTTTTTAGGATTTCTTACATAAGCAACAATCTGCTGAATATTACCATCAGTATCTAGACCATAACCTCGTTTGAAATCTTCAGCAGTTACCGAAAAAAGTTTTTTATTCTTTTTGCTTTTAAACTTTCGTATAACTTCTTCTTCTTTGCTAGAAGTGAACCATTCTAATAAACCCATAATCTTATCCTTTCTTTAATAATTATTAGTTTCATATCCTTCTAATTCTTCAATATGTCCAACGTCAACATTCCATTGTAAATACATTGTATCAATATTAAGGCTACCATTTCTATATTTTTGTACTTGAACTGCTCGTTTGTTTAATGAATTTTCTACTGCTGACATAGACAAAGCAACATCAGAAGCCCGTAACAAAGCATCGCCAAAAGCTACTTGACCAGCTTGTGGTGGTTTGTATATATCTGAAGCATCTCTATTAGCTTGTGTGGTAACAAATACAGGTGTTTTAGTTGCAACTGCTAGATTTTTTAAATTATAGAATAGTGTGTGAGATTGCTCCCAAGTTGCTTTGTTTTTTTCTCCAGTTTGAACAAGATAAGCACCATCAATTACTAAAAATTCTGGGGAATGTTTTCGCACTAATGAAGCTATTGAATCCGTTGATATTGCTGTATCTCCACTTATATGATCGCATATTAATAAATTTTTATCTGTAATGCTTTCGAGAAAATCTGCGTATTTCAATGAATCGATAGATTCTCCTCTACGCAAAGAATTATGAGAAAACGAATAACCTTGTAGATTGGCAACAACTACATCTAATCGCATTTTTATATCTAATACAGGAGTTTCTGTAGATATTAACAAAGTTCGAACACCATTCATTGCGGCTATTGCAGCGGCACTGACGCATATCCAAGTTTTACCTACAGCAGGTCTGGCATATAAAGAAACTAAATCCCCTGGCATCCAACCTACTCCAGTTTTGTTTATTGATTTAAATGATGTGACAATACCTAAAAGACCATCACCTTTTTGTCTTAATTCTACCCGTTCATTCCATTCATCTAATCTATCTAAAGAACCATCATCATAAGTTACAACATCTTCATCATATTTAATCTCAATATCTGTTAAACCATTCATTATGGCTGATAGAGCTTTTTGTGGCTCTAGAACAATTTCTTTTTCATGTTTTTGAATAACACTAATCATATTTCTACTTTGTAACTGTTTAGTAAATTGGTCTATTGCATAATCATAGGTTACGGATATAGCTGTTTTATCTAAAGTTTCATATTCATTAAGTATTGTTTCAGCACTAGGTATTTCACCATATTTTATGAAATGTTCTCGTATAAATATTAAAACTTCTCCGTGTCTGGAAAAATCTTTTGAGGTATAGCGAAAAGATTTAAATCTCTTAGTATCTAAATTTAATAAAATCGCACTCTCTATAAATTCATAACTATAGCGGCGATCTTCAACCCTTTTATTATCCAATTTTTTTACCTTGTATAGACTATTCTATTACTGTTCTTATTTTGTATATATAACCTTACATTATCTTGTGTATACTTGTCAATTTCTTGTTTGGCTAAATCCAATTCAGTAAATTCATCAGCTACCCAAATATCTAAAGTTTTATGATTTACGCACAAAATCCTATAAATAGGATCATCATCTATAACTTGTTTTCTTAGTAATTGATTTCGTATTTTTTTCTTCTTCATTGGTTATTTCAATATTTTTTCAAAATATAACAAAATTCGAATTTATTGGAATTGCCTTCTTCATCAACCTGATTACTAGTTCGGGTAGATTCCGTTGGAGGTAATATACGATAGGTATCTACTAAGGTAAATTTTTCTTCTGCTATTTTTAACATATCAGAAGCTAGAGGTATTCCTGAAATTAATGCACCCATTACAAATGAAAATACTCCATCTTTTTTAAGTACATTATCGCTTTCTATAACTGTCTGTCTCCAGTATTTATCTAACCAAGTATCATAATCATTATACAAAGCAGTAGATTGATTTTCACCAGCATAAACTTCTAAATCAAAATATGGTGGGCAGAAAAAAATCTTGTCATATTTTTCAGGCAAAACACTGGACATTTTCTCAGAAGGAATACAAAAAGTTTCTAATTTATATGGGGCATCGAATAGCATTCGTGAATGAATATAATCAAATAATTCTTTTGTAACATCTAATACCTTACACTGAACATCAACAATATGAATATCTGAATAATTATCACTCGTAACAGTGGCTAATACTGGACTTGACCAACTAGCTGAAGGAATTAATAGCTTTTGTTTTTCCACATTAATATATTTATCAGTTTCTTGGAGTAGTGTTTTATATATTGCTGGACTAAATACTGAAACTTGTCCTGATTTTGTTTTTGCAGTAACAACAAAAGATATATAATCTTTATAATAAACAGTTTCAAAAACAGATGGTACAGTAACAAAATCTGGAACCTTTCCAGTTTCTAATGCTAATTTATAAGCTGTTTTAAGATTTCCTCCATGTGCTGGTGCACAATCTAACATACTATCAAGATGAATATTTCTAATAACCCTTGTGTTGTTTGCAGAATGTTGTATAGCTTTATCAACTATTGGTAAAAATGGAACACTTCTAATATCTTTATAGGTATTTCCACTAATTTTATATTCTAATCTTTTTTTAAAGTATTCAATTAACGGCTCATCATCGAGTAAAAAATTATAGCAGTATTCATAAAAAGTTTCTTTGGTTTTTAAGGTAGTAACACGAATATCATCAGGCTGTAATTTATCCCACAATCTACTAAGCTGTTTAGTTTTGAGAAATTCATCTAATGATAAAGGAACAATATCTTCTCGAATAAGTTTTACAAAATCAGTTGAGGTAAATGTTTTCATAGATAATAAATATAATATTTATACCGATAGTTGTCAAAATTACTCATTTAACTCAAAAGCAATATCAGAAAATTTATCTCTGAGTGTTTGTCGAACGTTGTAAGCATTTTCTCCTAAATCTTCGGTTATTTCTTGCATTGTTAAACCTTCAATTTTTAACTGTATAAATTGTTTTTCTAAAGATGTTAATCCTTTGGAATTAATAAAATTGTTTAATTCAACGTCAGCTAAAACCTCACTATCTTCTTTTAAGGCACTATTTAATTCTGTAGGCATCGTATTAAAATCATCAAAAGTAAAATCCAGACTTTTTGTAAATACTTTTCGTTCTGATTTGCTAACTAGTGTTCTAATAGTGTTTACCATAGAGGTATGTAGATATGTGTGGAATAATGTACCTTTTGTTTCATCGAACGATTTTGCTGCTTTTACAATACAAATCCTTAATTCTTGTGCTAAATCTTCTTTCTCCATGTCGGCAATATACTGATTTTGTCGGTACATATTTGAAATCATTCGTTGTATCTTTGGCTCCCATTGTAGTATTAAATCATTATCTATTAACATCGGCAATCCCTTAAAATATATAATCTGAAACCTTGCGTTTACTGCTTATTCCGTCGGCTCTTCCTTTATAATAACATTGGCGACTACAATACATATATTTATAGTCTATTTTATATAAAAATCTGATATCTTTTTTCTTTTTCCAAAAGGGAACATGACAAAAAGCACAGTTCACTTTTATATTATAATTAATAAATCTACATTTCGCACACACAACAGGATTATAGTAATTTTTAGATTTAGGAGTTGGATTTCCACACACTGGACAATAACGTATTGGTTTACTATCTTTCCTTCTCTTTGTAGGACCTTGCTTTATATCATTATCTTTAAGATATTTATAAATGTATTGCCTACTTGTTTTAAAATGTATTCCTATTTCTTGTAATGTTGCTAATGGGTGTAATTCTTTATATTGTAAAATATCTTTTCGCATTAAAAGGTTGCTTTTAAATCATTCATTTTCTTTTTTTGTATTGAACTTTCTAATCTTGAAGTTACAACCATTGATAAATAAGTATTCATTCTAGTTACAGTAAGTTCTTCTTCACCTTTATCAGTAGCAATAGCTTGTAAATCAGCCTGAACTCTTGTCCATAAATCATCTGTTATACTGACTGTAAATGATTGTGCCATATTATTCTCCTTCTAAAGCATCTAATCTATCTTTTAATTTCTTGACTTCTTCTAATAATAAAACCGACAACAATTGATAGTGTAACGCATCTGGTTTTCCATCTTTATCTGGTATGACAATCTCTGGTAAAACTTTTTGCACATCTTCAGCTAAATATCCAAAAGTTGATCCATTTAACAATGATTGATGTCCATCTTTATAGTTAAAGTTTTTAGCTTTTAGATCAAATATTCTTGAAGTGTCCATGTCTAATGGTTTTATATTTTCTTTGTAATCAACGCTTGATGATGTTGAAACAAAAGTTAAAACACCAGCACTATCCGTCTGCAAAAGTCTATCTCCACCAGGTGCAGTTGTCGGTAAATACAAAACATATCTAGCACTTGAGGTACTATCACTACTTGAATAGTTTGTTGGTCCTGCTATTGTGGCAAATTCTTCATAAGAGTTATTACCTGATTGGAAATTTACTGCTTCCGTATTAACGTTATTATAATTTGACCCAATAGTGTTTCCTATATCAGTAGAACCATCATTATTACCAATAATATCGTTCGGAGATACTATATCTAATGCGTATGCACCAGCAGCATTAGGATTGTGAATAATCATTGTGCCTTTTGCATAAGTAACACCAGCAAGTGTTGTATCTGCTTGTAATCTGTACATTTGAGCATTAAATAATCCGGGGGCTGTCCATGTTCTTATACCAACGGGATTTACTGTATCTCCAGCTTGGTCTTTACTAGTTCCCTGAATTTCTGAAGTAGTAGGAATATTCGTAATTGATTGGATAGTGTCTAGTATTGCAGCACTTTGAGAAAGTTTTTGTACTGGTATATCAGCATTAGAATCTTCTTTTGAAACAATATCATACTCTGTATAAGAAATTCCCGGTTGTTCTGTATAGACAGCTTTTGTTATTAAATAGTTTTTATTTTCATCAACTAAATCATTTCTATATCTTACAAAATCTCCTGCTCGTATTGGTATAAAGTATCTGACAATAGAACTGGTTGATATTTGACCAGTATCCCAAGTGCCTGTTACTTGTGTTGAGCTTACAGCAGAAGCATAACCATAAGTTGTAGTTGGAGCATTGTTGGAATCCAGTTCTGATAAAGTTGTTCCAACTCTAATACCAAAATTTAAGGGATTTGAACTAATATCATATATTTGTGTACCAGTAGTATGTTCAGCAGCTGAGGTACTACTTTGAGCCCTATTTGCTGAAATATTAGTTGAACTATTTATGGCTGTTACAGCAAATTTCTCATTATCTATTTGAAATGTCTGTCCAACGTACATTTCATCGCTTGATGTAACATCTATGGCTGTTTCAGAATCATCTAAAGCCTCATTAAGAGTAGTTACAAGTACTTTGCCGAAGGTAAGTGTTTCTGTATACTTAGTTGTTCCTTCTACAGTTGCCGAAGAACTACTACCTACAGCAGTCGGCACTGCATCAACATAAAAGCGAGGTTTTTCATATGTTGTTACTGTACCTCTAGTTATTTCGTGGGTACTTTTCATTAATTTAGCCACAATATCTTCTTTTATGTTTAATGGAGCTGTTTGTGATGGTGCTATTAAGGATAATGTGCGTTTTATTTTATGTGTATCCTTAGGTCTACTTAAAATGGTAAATGTTGCATTTCTATTATAATGCCCTCTACAAACTGTACCTACTGTTAATGTTGCTTCAGGAGTTGATGTAGCCGCTGTACCTCGCAAAACGCTGGAAAGAAGAACAAATGCTGGAGCGTTTGCTGTAATATCAGAACCACCACTTGTATCTGTTCTACTAACATACTGCATAGTAGCTACTGCATAAGCATAAACATATGAATTGTCAACATGAGTTACTGCTGAAAAACCTAATTGAGCCCTGGTGGCAGTAATTTCTGTACCATTCGCATTAACTGCTGTAACTTTTATATATTCCCTAGCACCAGCGTTAATACTGGGCGTTATGTAAAGCATTTGATTTACATATATACCAGCGTTTGAATCCACTGTAAATGTTGTACTACTTGTATTAGTATGGGCACCATTTAATTGAGTAAGTCTAGTATCTATTTTTTCTGGAGCTGTAATTGATGCTGCTGAACCGAAAAAGTTATCATCTATCTGATGTTCTGGATTTCCCCATGTAAAACAAGATTTAATTGCCGTTCCGTTATCGTGTTCTGCAGCAGTAGTATAGTTAACACCTCTTACAACTGTTAAATCATTACTAGATACGGATTCTACCCACATGGCTTCGTCATCAATTTGTATTGTCATACCTGCTATTATTGCCTGAGAAGCTGTATTTCCACTAGAAGCATCACTGACTGTAACTACAGTTTCGGTAGCATCTAATGCCTCATTTACTGTGGTTAAAGTAGTATTAGCGTATTCAGATATTTGGATTAATTCAAAGTCAATGGTTTTTTCTGGGCGTATTAAATCTGTTCGGTTTGAATGTGATGCCATTGTTACTTTTGCATCTGTATACAATTCATCTTTAGGTCTATCTACAGAAAAACTAGTTGTTGGTGTACTTCTACCCGTTATATTAAATCCAGAATAAGGTTGTATTAATCTAGCTCCATATTTTTCTGGTTCTGTTGTTGGTCTATTACCTCTTTTAAAATAATTTAAAAACATCGCAGGTTTATGTGATGTGGCTGTTGATGTAAAGTTGGGATCTCCGTAATAATCATATCCAAAATTTCCACCAGAAGCATCGATTGGGTCTGAATTAGATAAATCTCTAATGTGTGATAATACGGATTTTTTGTTTCTTTCTCCCAACTGATAAGTAAAGTTTGCAGGAAATTTTCTTACCGATTCTGTAAATCTATTAGTATCACCTGTGAAAGTTAAATCCAAAGGATTAGTTACTGAAGCTGCTAAAGATTTTATTAATCCCCCTCTAGTTGAAGCTGTTGATGTAAAAACTAATTGGTCGTCTGTAGAAGTGGCAGTAATATCAGCAGAATCATCTACATCTAAAGTAATATCCACATCGAAAGCAAATTCTCCAGAAGTCGTGTTATCCCGTAGTTCTTGAAGAAAATCATGGCATCTTAATTGAATCATCATACCTACACCAAAATGATATTCTTCTTTTATGTCATACACCATACCATAAAACATGATTTCTTTTGTTTCATCATCTCTTAATCTAACAGCTGTAAAACTACCAAAAGTTGGACTATATGGTCCAGTAGATGCTCCACTTTCTCCACCATAAGCGTTTGAAGTCTGATTTAATATCTGTACCTTTAATGCTTTTGGAGAACCTAAATTATCTGTTAATACTAGGCTTTGTATTGCACTAGCTGTTGTTCCGGGTATAACAACATCTTGCCAAATTTCAGCGTTATAGACAATATCTCCGTTTTCGTGAGCTTCAGCACCTGTTCCTTTAGTTTGTCGTGTAACTGTTATAGTATTGTGGGCAGTTATTGCCGTTACAGTAACATATTCGCTTTCTATTAAAAGTATTTGACCAACTCTCATGTTGTTAGAACCATTGGTAGCTAGGGTTAATGAAGTTGCGCCTGTAGTCGCATCTGCTGCCAAAGTGGTTATTTGTTTTTTATTGTAATACGATAATATTGACCTACTAGGCATTAAAAAGATACTCCTTCACGCAATTTAGCCATAAACTGTATTGTAAAAGTCCATCTATCTTCTATACCCGGTGCTTGTGTAAACTGAACTTGTGTAACAGCAACTTTATATATAGAACCTCCTGTGGCTAAATTACTTCCATTTGTTGCTACTGGTCTAGTTGCATCTCCAATTTCTATTTGTAAATCCGTTGAATCCGAAGTAACCCAAGTTATTAGTTTATCTTCTAAATAGTTTTTATAGGGAATTACATAATCTTTAGATGTACTTCCATCAGATATCGCAATTTTTTCCATACCCCAAGTTTCATCAGCATCAAAATCCGAACCTGTATTAGCTGGGTCTTGACCAATAGTATCAACAACACCCGATATAGTAATAGTTGGTTTAGCAATGCCTAAATCTAGTAATATAGGTGTACCTCTTGGCACTGGCACTTGAATTGGAGATTTTGCGACAGCTATAGAAACTTGATTTACTTTCAAAGCTAGGTGACTAGAAGCTCCGCTATGTGTTCCATCTCGTAGTAATACTGATAATGGTGAATCCATTTTTAATTTCCTTTGTTACTCAATGTAAATAAAACCATTACTTTGTTGATTGAACATCTCAACCATTTCTGCATCTTGTTGTTCTTCTGATAGCCATATTTTATTCGAATATGCTTCACTTAAAGTAGCGTAGACATTTCCATTTAATCTAAAGTTAACAGCTGCAGCAGTTTGAGGCGTTGGATCACCCTGAGCTGCTGGCCCAGCTGCCATCTGATTACCACCAAAATTACTTGCCTGTGTTGTATTAGCCAATTCTTTTGCTAGGTCTTGTTGACTTCTTTCTAGTTCAGAAATTTTATTATCTAAATCTACACCTGGTATTAGATTTAATGCTTTAACTATTTCTATTTGTAAATTACTGAATATTGTTTGCAAAGTAGTCCAAATTCCCTCAGCCCAACCTTTTACTGTTTCCCAAGCATTTTTTAAAGCACCTTTTGCTCCACCAAAAACAGCACCTTGTATAGCGTCTTTTGATGAGTTTATAAATTCAATTAACAATGCTTTACCATCATTTTTTGCCCAAGTAAAAAATACGTCCCATAATGGTTTAAGAATATTATCTACTAAAGCAGTTATCGCCTCTTTAATTACAAAAAGTCCTTTGTCTAACCAAGTACCTTCCATAGTTGATACTTTATCAAAAAGTCCTTGAGTCCAAGTTTGAACTTTCGGTATAAATGAAGCTAATTTCCCTAAACCTTTAAAAATTAAAGGTAAAAAGGGTGCCACAAGAACATCTACAAATGCTCCAATAATTTGAAAAAAACTACCTACTAAAGCAGTAAATCCTTTGGACATTTTTAAAATACTCGTAACTCCAAGTCCTATTGCAAGTTTTTTTATAAAACCACCAGACACCATTTTCTCTTGATTTTTTGCCATGTCTTTTATATCTTTATTTGCGCCTCCACCTGCTGTTGCTCCACGACTAGCGCCACGAGCCATGGTGCCAGCTGTTCTCGCTGCTCCCATCATAAGACCTGCTATTAAAGGTATTGCCATATTTATCTCCTAAAATTATTCATGGACATAGCACTAGCTTCTTTTTCTGCTTGATTTTCTTTTATTGCCATATCAACTCCTAATATTAAATTAATTTCTTGTTCAGTAAAATTATTAATGGCGTCATAAGGAATTCCCAGTTCTAAAAGATATAACATAGTTGTCCAGTAGGAATATGCCATCTTTTCTTGTGGGTGTTGTTCTCCAACCCCCCTCATGAACGCCCTCATTCTTTTTTTACTATTTTAGGATCTAGTTTATTTTCTGCACTAAATGCCTGTGGCACGAGTGTTTCTAAAGCTGTTCCTAATCGTTCATCTATAGAAACTAAAAACGCCTCTGTGGTTTTACCCCAAGGCGCTTCAACAATCATTTCTTTTAAACATTCTCTAATATATTTATCTCCATCAAAGCTAGTGTCCCCTGAATCAGACCATTTTAAACAACTACTAACTAATTGATTTCTTTTAGACCAACTTAGTTGTTTAATAGTAACGTCAAACCCATCTTCTGTTCCATCTATTTTTAAAGAAACAACCTGTGTATTAGGTGCTATTTGATATTTAGATAAATCAAAACTGCTTACACTTTCCTTAACCATCTTAATCTCCTATCTATTTTTATGGATATACTGGTACTGAATCTTGTATTGTTATCTTTAAACTCCTAAATATACAATCTATATCTACTTGTAATGGATTGTCTGTTGTTATATTGTGAGGCGCTGTATTAATAAACATTCCTTGACTATTAAGTGCGTTTGAACCAGCTGTTGGTGTACCTGCTGTGCTACTGGTTGGGATATCTATATAGATATGGTCATTTGTCCCTCTGGTAAATTGTAGGGTAGCAGTCATACCAGTCATAGCTGTTGCTTGAGTACTACCACCATAATTACCTTCTAGTAGAAGCTGTTTAAACAACTCCGTTGCCCCTGTTTGTAGGTTTGAAACATTATAAGCTGCGTTAGCATCAAAGTCAGCGTCTGGCAACACAACTGTGGCAGACATGGTATAATCCCTTGCTCCTTCAACTATTTCAGAAGGTCCTCTTGATCTAGCCCCTTGCCTACTCAAATAATATCTAGGTTCTTCATTGTTACTGATTGAAATACTAAAATTTCTAATTCTAGCAAACTCAACACCGAAATACTTAATTGTTCCTTGACTAAAGTAGTAGGGCGATGTGCTAGGATATCCACTACCATCATTGCCACTTCCTACAGCCTGAGAACCCATATTAATATCATCACTATCTATCTGTTGCATAAGTGCGTATCTGGGCATATTTGCTTGAATACTCGCACCATTATAAAGATTAGTTCCGACTGTAGTTTGTTCTTGTTGATTATGAACCATATTGAGAAAATTCACACTATCCCAACTCATCATAACCATACCACCTTCTTCTGCTGATATAGTTGAAGTTCCAATCATACCACCTAAATATCTTCTATTGAAGTCTTTTGCAGCGGTTTCTGAACTATCTTTCATATGAACATGCCAAGAAACGGTATCCAAATCGTTTGTTTCTGTAATAACATGAGTATAATAAGCACTGGTGCTAACTTCATCTATGGAAACGTCATCATCATGATCAAACTGCAAAGGATAATCTAATTTAAAAGTATCTGAGGCTGGTTCTGCAATTATTCTTCTAACCTCAGATAAAGTTGAGGAACCATCATCAATATTTATATAATCACCTACAGCCAAATTACTTACATTTGCCCCATCTGCTGATATATATACATCGCCTTTTTTAGTTGCTCCGTTTAATAATATGGTAGAACCTTCTAATGCAGAAGGCGTTGTTACAACTTTTCCTATAGGGAATCGTAAGGGCCAACCATTCAATAAGACAAAATCGGCTACTGAACCAACCAATGTTTGTTGACCAGCATACGCAACTGAAAAATTTCGTTTACTTTGTGTTGATAAAAACCTTTTACCCTCTATAGACATTTCTGGATCAGGAGTATCTAGTGTTTCATAAACACCTGGTATAAAAGTTATATATTTTGCTTTATCATTTCTAGTAGCATCACCACCTATTGCTGTAGCTTCTTTTACTTCTTCATTGTTAGCATGATAAAAAGCTGTCGGTCTATCTAATAATACTGTTATTACATTACCCGGGCTTGTGCCAACTTGCTGAGTTCCTGTCAGTGCTTCAATTCTTCGAACCTCGTGTTCATTAACTGTGGCAGAGGCAGTTCCAGCAACAGTGCCAATTCGAATAAAATCTCCAACTACAAGAGAAGCTGTAGCAATTGTATCTATTGTTATTGTTTTTGATCCAGCATTAACCGCTGCTGCTAACAATGCAGTTGAACCACTAACTGTAGCTTCAATCATTTCAGCATCAGCGCCTTGTCCACCAAATTCTGATGCAAATGTTAGCTGTGCTTGATCGCTTCTATATACTGCCATTTTGTATTCTCCATTTTTGTTTCATATTAATATTATACTAAGTGTCTAATAAAACTGCGTTATTTACCAACTCTATCTCAATAGTTCCAGTCCATATGTTTACTTGATCACTTACCTCTTCGTTAAAGTCTATAAATTCTTGGCGTTGAAAATTTGTTAATGAGTGCATTCGATTATGTGTAATTCTTCTAATTTCTTGCATTAGGTTATACAATCTTTGCCTACTATTTAATGTCCATAGTTCAATTTCAACACTATAGATTCTATCTCCATATTTCCAGTTTCCTATAGGAATTTCATCAAATGCTGGAGAACCCGTTCTCCCTATAATATGATCACCTACGTTTAAATCATATCTAATAGGTTCATTTGCTTTGTTAACTGTTATCATGGAAGGCTTTGTAACGTTAGAGGCATTCCATTGACTATCTAAGTCAGTCATTATTGCATCTATGGGTATCGGTTCATCAGCCATTAAAACACCTCAAATGCTTTTAGGTTATCTAAATTGTTTGCAGTTTCTTGTTCCCAAGAACTAACTCTATCAGCTAACCCTATTCGATCTAAACCACTAACTACAGCACCACCAAAGTCTGCTGTACGCACAACCTCGATTGCTGATAGTTTAGTACAAATATCAGATATAATATTTCCTTGCCGTATATCTAAAGCAATATCATTACCTGCTAGATATCTAATTTTTACAGGAAAATTATATTCTCCTCCACCCCATCTCCAAACTGGAGAATTATAGACTGTAAATTTTGCTGGTAAAGTGAACACCCTTGCAAAGTGAACCATGCCTGTATCTGGTACTAAAAAGTAATCGCTTGCTCTACCTTGAGTTTTAGATTCCCAACTATTACCATTCCATATTTTTAAAGATATTAATTTATAAGGATAATTGTGTGTTAACTTTATTCCGTTAATATTAAAACCATGTAGCTCATTAGCTACATAATTAGGTCTCCAACTTTTTCTCGTGTAAGAATCAATATAACTTTGAGAATTTAGTATAGCTGTTTCTACTGTAGAAAGTGAAGGTACTGTTGAAGACGTAAAGTCTGTCCCACTAGTTACGTTTTTTAATTGTAAAAGTTCATATACATCTTTGGTAGTACAATAAGAGGCTATTGCTCTCATTTGTATCCTTTTAATTGTCGGAGCTGTAGTAACACTAGCAGGGGTTACTCGAACCCAATATTTGGTAGCACTATTTATCGTTTCTGTTGACCAATCGCTTAATATGTTTTGTGGAAATATTTCTACGCCATCTGCTGAAAAATCATAGGCTGTACCTTCTCCATCATCAGGATCAGTTTCATATCTAGCTGAAGCAGGAACAAACGTGGTCCAAGTACTACCATTATAATATTGCCATGTTAACGCACCTAAACTACCTGCGGTATCTACATCAAATACAGCCATATCAAATTTGGTAGCGTGTCCTAAATATAAATAATGGCTACTCCCACTGAGAATGGAAAAAGAAGTTCCTGCAGGAGATTGAGCCTCTAGGGTTACGTTTGTATAACTACTTCCATTGTATGTAAAAACTGTATCAAATTCTGAACCAGCTGACATTATTCTCCTTCGGTATTATCCTCATTTTCTTCAATAGTAACTTGTTCTATTTCTGGTTCAACTTGTTGAGGATTTAGTTTTCCCCTAATCCAAGCTGCAGCCCCTTGTAAATGTGCTACTCTAGTATCTATTTCTCGTATTTCTTTTATTTTTTCATCACGTTGTTGCGCCATTCTAGTGTAATCTTTTTCAATAAGTCCTAAATCATTTTGATATTCTGCTATCTGTTCTTCTGTCATTGCTATATCCTTTCTTTTTTATACTGATACATGATATACAAGTTGCCCTGTATATAAATTAATTTTAAAAATTTTATTTGCTGTGTTTACTCCATAAATATAATCGTTTTTAATAGTAAAATTCCCAAATAATGCTCCACTAGTATCGCAAGTCCATAAAACTTCACCATCTTCAAAATTTATAGCTAATATTTTTCCGTTTTCTAATGCTAAATAAAAACATTGGCTTTTCTCTAAAATAACAAAATCAAAAGCAACTGGAGATTCTAAAGTTTTTTCCCAATAAACATTGGCAGTAATATTATCTCTAAGAGAAATTTTATTGCTATCTTCTCCAATAAGTAATTTATTATTTATACAAACTAAATTTACCTTCATATTATTATCCTATCTAACTTGAAACATCAGTTGAAATATATGCCCCATTTACTAATAATTTAGTCGCTGCTGTGGCAACTCCTGCATAAATAGGTCTAGCAATACCTGAGTTTGTAGTGTGTAAATTCCCACCACCATCTGCGTAGTATCTTGTTCCTACAGTTAGCCCTGTCTGGTTTTCGTTTACCCCTCCAGCAACTGTTATTGTTGCAGTAGCCCCATCAGAAACTGCTGAGGTATTATATCCAATAAAACCATTACTTGAATCGTCTAAATCTCCAGCAGTATATGGTTCTGTAAAAACAATGGTTGTAAATCTGTTAGAATTTTCTCCATCTCTATAAACAAAAATTATTTTATTATGTTCTTCTGACCAACAAGCTGCAAGTTGCCCATACTGTTCAGGATATGGGTCTGTTGAAGTCCAAGTTGCAACTGTTCCCGCAGCACTAGGGTTGCCACTAGGAATGGTAAAGGTAAATATACCACCACTATCAGGTTTATACGCAATACACATCATTTTATTTTCTTCGGTGTCATAAGCCAATGACGCATAATTATAAGCTAAGTTAGTATCTCTTTCAGTCCCTAAATCTAAGGTGTTCCCTGAAGCTGCGTGGTCTAGTGTGTTAAGAAAAATCTCGTTACCAACATTGTAAGCCACAACCATATAGTTTCCAGATGTGTCTGGGTCATATTCTAAATCCATTATTCCATTTATACTCGCTTTAATTTCTACAGCCCCTCCAGTTGTACAAGCACCTGTCCCAGATGGCATGGCAAATGTTGCCCCCCATGCTGTTTCGACACTGCCTCCATCTTTTTGCTGTCTCCATGTCACAACATTTTGTTGGCTACTAGGATTGTATGCGGCAACAATATAATAAGCATTAGAATCATCTTTAACACCTGTGCTACTACCACCAGTATTGGAATTTTGCATAAACAAAACAGTTCCAGTAAATCCATTATCTGGATCAAATGAACGAACTTTCATTCTTCTATAACTGGTATTACCAGCACCACCAAGGTTTACATCATTGTAGGCAACAAACACTTTATTTCTATTATCGTCCCAACAAGCAGAATAACCATTATAATTATTTTCACCAGTATCACCTGTTGTTCGTTCTGTACCTACAGAAAAGGTATTGTCACTATTATCCACAGTAACAATTACACCTTTTGGCACACTTGAAACAGTATATCCACAAAAAACTTTTGTGAAATCGTCAGATGCTTGGCACACTGGCCCAAGGTCACTAGCTGCTTCCTTTACAGCCGCTGGTGTTCCCCAAGTAACGGAATTGTTACTTTGGACAGTTCCAACGCAACCCCAGATATATCCGTTACTGCTTTGTTTCCAATAAGCAAAAACTCTTGAATTTCCAGAACCAGATATATTAAGGTCTATTACATACCCACCATTCGAAGCTATACCTTGTGCATTTTCGCTATCCATTACTTGTGGCAGACCTATACCAGATGTTGCCTGTTTGGCTTTTCCGTCTGTGTGTACATAGACTGGCGCTCCTGCGGCAATGGCTCCATCAGCTACCAAAGTAGTTGTACCACCTCCACCACCAGCATCTTCCCAAGCTGGAGCAGCACCAGCTCCACCAGAAGTTAAGACTTGACCATCAGTACCATAGTTAGCACCACCAATACCAATCTCACCTTGTGAAGTAAATCTGAATTTTTCTGTAGCAGCTTCGGAATGTCCTGTATAAAATACTAAGTCTGTAGCATTTACTGAAGAACTAAAAGTACCTTGAGCAATTGCTTGAATGGAAGCAGCAACTGTAATAGCGTCTGTTCCACCACCTTCATGTGGTGCTTGAAAGTCTATCTTACCAATTACATCGTTTGCATTAATGTCTGTTAAACTTGTGGCAAGAAGTAATTTACCTGTACTTGTGGTTGCATCTGCTGATGCTCCCATAACTACAAGCTGATCTTCGGATTGATCGTATAACATATATGCACCAGCTGATGCTCCAAAGAATTTAACATCATGCCCAGTATCATCTACGCCTATAACAAAATCACCACCTGTAAGCGTTAGCGTATTAGAAGCATGAGTAAGCAAAACATCGCCATTGTTAAAATTAACAACAGCCCCTGAAGCTACAAATAAGTCTGACCACATTAATGAGCCTGTACCTAATGCAACACCATCACTTGTTACTGGTGATAGGGCATTTTCTACCAACTCTACTTCATCAACATTGTTAACTCTAAGGATAATTTTATTATCAGTAGTTGCGAAATCTATTAGATTTTCTGAATCTCTACCCATTTTAAGAGATGTGTTATATATTGATGTTAGTGCTGTGTTAGCACCTGACGCTGATTCAATGTCAGTACCATTTAAAGCAACAGTCATACCTGATGCCATATCAATACCACCATCGTCAATATCTAGTATTTCAGCACCATCAATATATATTGCGATCTTACCATGATTTGCAGTACCAGAAGCTGTAGCAGTTGTTATTCGTATTTCTTCAGCAGTTTTATTAGCCCCACCATTTAATACTTCTATGCTTAAAGATTCTGTGGCTGAAGTACCCATTTTCAATGACACATCAGCATTATTGGCATCCTCGTAGATAGTTAAATCCCCACCAGTTAAAGCTGTTATTGCCTGGGAAGCATCTACTCCTATAACTGAACTAGATGCAGTAAGACCAGTCCCTGCAAATAGCGTAGCCAAAGAGGCAACTGTTGTTAATTGTTCAGTGGAACCATCAGAATCTATTGTGGCTAATTTATCTCCATTAGCTGGTGTAACATCGCTTAACTCACTTAAATCTAAGGTAAGGGTTACTCCACCAGTAGTGCCACCTCCTGACAAACCAACCCCGGCAGTTACTCCAGTTATGTCGCCAGTAGTCGGTGTTGCCCATGAAGGTACACCAGAAGCTAAAGTAAGAACTTGATCATCAGAACCTCTAGCCAGTCGTACATAAGCCGAGCCATTAGAATATAAAATATCGCCTTCTGCGTCAGAACCTCTAGCAAATCCTGATGAAAATGTTTTAACCCCACTAAAGGTTTGCGTACCAGTTAAATGTGCTGTATCTGAATCAAGATATGCTGAAGCAATTGCAGTACCTTGCCATGTTCCTGTGGATATAGTGCCAACACCAGTAATATTCGTTTGTGATGCAACCTGAATTACACCAGAACTATTAACAAAGGAAGTGGAACCAGTAGTAAGTCCTCCAGCAATTATTACATTTCCAGAAGTATCTATGGAAAGTTTTGTAGCACCACCTACAGTTCCCCCTGTATCGATTTTAAAAATATCTGAATCTGAATCGTCTACTCCAATAGTAAACTCATCAGTACCACCTATTTGGAAACTTAGATGTGGGTCACCAGAACTAATATCGATATCAATTTCACCCCCATCGTTGGTGAGTATAGTTCCATCAAATAATAAGTTGGCTTCACCAGCTATTGCATTGGCACCAGTTACAGTTACCAAGGTATTATCAGTGGATCCAGTTAATGCTGTGAGTCCAGCAATAAGATTGGATTTGGTCATATATTTTATTTCATCAGGATCTTCACTAACATCTAATAACAACACTAAGTCATCATCTGCTATGGAAGTTAGTACTTCCTGATCTGTAAATATATCCCTATCAATTTGAGTGGCTTTTACGTTCGTATCAAAAAGATTAGCTTTTCCTAATCCTCCCGATCTATAGCGGCTAGGCATTTTTTACCTCCCCCATATAATTCCACGAATTCTAGCGTTCGTTGAACTAGATCGTATTATAGATATTTTAGTCCCAATATAAATTCCTTCGTCAGAATATCCTTCACCAGCAGGTATTAGCATATTACTAGAAGTAGCCGTTTCATCAAAAGCGATATAGGCATCACCAAGTTCTACTACAAAAGAAACTTTGTTTGCTTCTTCCATAGTTCCTGCTAAAGTAACAGCATCTTCGGCTGAACCACTTGAGGTAGTCATAGTAAAAGTTTTTACTTTGCCGTAATTCTGTTTTAATTCTATATCTTGCCTAAATGGTCTAGTTGTCATCGGTTTTCTCCTGTTTAAACTTAATCAATGGTTGAGATGCGTTACCAACGCTTCGTCTAAATACAGTTTCCGTTGGCATATTTAATTTTTCTTTCCTTGATATTGTTGCCATAGACATATATCTCGGTTTATTCAATTCTTCTCGATATTGTTTATTCAATGCTCGTATATAAGAATTTTCTTCCATAATTTGCTCTATAGTAGTAGCCATATCTTTTACGGTTTTTTCAAAAGTTTCAAGTTTTTTATTCAAAGTTGTGTTTTTTCCTTTTGTTTTTGCTGTATTAGATTCTAAGTCATTAACCCAAACCCGCAATTTAGACTCTACCATCTTGGATTCATCAAGGGCAATTAATCTTTCCTGTGCTTCTTTTCTATGAAGATTAACTTCATCTCGTAAAGTTTTATTATCTTCTTTTACCCTTTTATTAATTATACTAAGCTCGTTAGCAGTATTTTTTAATTGTAAATTTTCAGACTGTGCCATATTTCTTTCTTCTTCTGCTGAAAATTTATCAGCCTCTGCTTGTAGCGAATTAATCCTATATTGTTCGTTTTCTTTAACAAGGGCATCTTTTTGTTTTGTTATTAATTCCAAATCGTTTGATACTTTTGCGTTTTGAGAAATAATTCTAGTGTGATCATTATTAAGGCTAGAAAATTTAGAAGCAATTTCTTTTAATTCTTCTTCAGCACGGACTTTTTCTTTCATTTTTTCTTTATAAAATGAAACATCTTTTAATAAAAACAAATTTTCTTCTTTTGTTTTTTCATAAAGAATTCTGGTCTCGGTAGCTTTTGCTTTTTCAGAAGATAGGCTTGAAATTGCATCATCTCGCTGTTTTTGGAGATTAGAATATTTTTGTATTTCAGAATTTAATTTTTCAATTTCTTGAAGCAAGGAATTTTCGTATTTTGTGTTTCCAAGAATATATTTTGTAGTTGTGGGAGAATTAAATTTTCTGTTCGATTTTAAAGTAAAGTCTTTTAGTTTCATTTACTCTATTTCTTGGGCACTAGTCGCAATAAATGGATTTGCTTGAAATTCTAAGGAATAACAAAGATTTCTAACCCATTTTTCTGGTTCTTCTTCTCGGGATATCATAGTTATTTGCCCTGTTTTTTCATCTCGTATAGAAGCATCACCCAAAATAGCGCCTTCAACTTGTGCTTCATAATTTTGTGCATATGTTTTAAGATGTATTTCTTTTAAAGCATATCTATAAATTAAATCAGCAACGTGTAATCTGTTTTGATCGCTATCAATGGTAATAAATAAAGGAACAAGTAAATCCGTATTTTTTGTCGCTTCCTCTAAGTCGCTTTTTATTTCTTCAGTGTCTTCTACTACTACTCCTATTACAGAAGTTGTTTCCTGTTGATCCTCGTGCGTTATATCAGCAACGGAAATTGAATCTTCTACTTTGTCTGGCGTTATGGAAGTGTTTTTGCCTTTTGTTGTTTTTCTTCTTTGTGTCATTTCTTATCCTTTCTATTAAATACATATTTTTTAAATTTTTTCAAAGCGAGGGATTTTTGTTTTTCCCTAACCTCTTTTACTTGTCTTTTCAAATCTTTTTTTTCTTTATCGGATAAATCTTGTATGTTAATTTGTCTACCGACAACCCATTGTGTTAATTTATCTAAAACTTCTTTATAAACATTCATTTAATTATTATACTATTTCAAGTTTTTTTTCGTACAAACATAACAAACTCGAACCTTTTTTTTAGCGTGTAGCTTTACCCCACATTTACATCTAATCCATGTTCTTTTAGCCATTATGTTAATATACCTTTTTCAATTAATTTTTGTTTATTTGCCTCGTGTAAAGCATCTAATTCATCTTTATTTCCACCAGTATAAGGAACTGCGTAGCCATCTTCAATCATTTTTTGATTTATACTTATATCGGAATCAATTTCGTATATATCTCCTAATATCCTTCCGAATTTTCCTCGATCATAACTCCGTAATCTAATAAAACTATCAACTGGACATCTGTCCTGAACATATTTTTTAGAAAGTAGCCCACGAACTTTTTCCTCTTTATTCCGAGTTCTGGATTCAGGTGTATCGATTCCATATAAACGAACCCTTTGGTTGTACAAAACAACATCGAAACCTAAAAAGATATTAACATCTATGGTATCTCCGTCTACTATTTTTGTTACTTGCGATTTATATTCATACATTTACCACTTCACCTTATCTGCCCAATAGGCTGCCGACATTTTTCCACGTTTAATGTTTTTGGCGTGTCGAGCCTTAAACGCTTTTCGTCTTGCCTTTTCTGCTTTAGAATCCCACTTAGATGGATCACCTTCACCTTTCACGCCTTGAGAACCAAATCTAATTAATTTAACTTTATCTCCTACTTTAGCCAATACGGCATGACTTTTTGTAGGGTGGTTAGGAGTTCTTTTAGGTTTGTTGTATCCTCTAAAAGTTTCTCCTGATTGAGTAATTTTCTTTTTTAAAATTCTTTTAAATAATCCTATTGAGTAATCAATACTTTCCATATTTTATCCTATAGTTGCTGGTTCTGATATACTAACCTCAACATTATCATTAATTGTCATATTAGCCGCTGTAACTGTAGTGGCTATGGTAAAATCTTTTGTAGCAAACCCATCGCCATTACCGATTTCATTAAGTTTAATTCTTGCTGTACCTACGTCCATTTTACTAAGAACGCAATTACCACCTTTGGTATATAAGTTTGAAAGTTTTAATGTCCCAATTTTTCCATTTACACCACTAGAAGGTGCTTGAATCCATATTCGGTCATAAGTACCACCAGATGTGGTCATCTCGTCTGCTTGGTGATGCCCACCCCCTATAGCTCTCATTCTAGCAGTCCCAGGAGATGGTGCTATTGATTGACCATCAGAAGCATTACCAATAACATTAAGGGTATGTATATTCATTTCGGAAAGTGTTAGGGTTTTGCATCTATTTTTTTCAAATATTAATTCACCAACCTCTAATCTTGTTGGGTTAAAGTTTTCTGCGTTTGGGTTCCCTGATATCTGAACAACGTTAGCTTCCCCTTGTGGTAAGGTTGAGTTTGCAAAAACAGTACCTACTGAAACATTTTCAATTGTTATGTTTCTTACTGGTGTTACTCCTAAATCAATTCGAAGCGTGTTTTCTTTTTCCGAATAACTAGTTGGTACATCTAAAGGTAAATCTTCTCCAATTAATGAAGCGGCATAAACACCAGAATCACCTCCAGAAAAAGACCTTTCAGCTAAGATAGTTTCATTGACCACAACACCAGTGGTTGCAGTCGAGCCTACTGTCAATAATGCGACTGCCATTTGTGGACTAAAGCCTAATGTTCTTAGCAAACTATATGGAGATTTCATCACCATAAATGCTTTGTGCCACTTAGCAGATTCGGCATTTAAATATTCTATTTTAGCTAATAACCAATCTCTAAATTTCTTCAGTTTTCGATAAAATGACATCGGAAAATTTAGTATTGCTCTTGGCATTGCTTTTATGTTTTTTGCCCAAGTTTTAAAATTGGTAATGTGCATTAATAAACCAACTACTATTAAAGCAACTGATGTTCCAACAACTGTTTGTAAGTTATTGTATATCAGAACAACTTGCTGGTTAACTAACTCACTGGTTGTATAGTACTGATTTATAAATGGTAAAGGATTAATATAGGAAACTAATAAACCAATGGAACCAGAAACAATCAATGCGGTAGAAACTAAATCTCTAAGTACAAGACCTATTTTTCTAAAAGGTATGTTTGTTTGTGGTATTGTTATTTTTAAACGAGGTTTTTTTATAGTGATTTTTGGTATCGAGAATGACGGAATAGAAAACTTCCGTCTAGTGAAGATTTTATTTAAAATCCTTTTAAACACGTTTGGCTTCTTTCCGTTATTTTCAAACACTTCTTCGCTCCTTTGAAAAAAATAATTTGCTTTTTTAAAAATCCTATTATAATATCTTAAAATTATAATTAGATTAACTATAATATTATTATACTTATAATATTAGAAATAATTATATTAATATAATATATATAATATATATATATATAAGGGAGGAAAAATGATCCAGTCCATAGAAGAAGACCAAGTAATAGAACTTTTCAAAAAATATTACGCAAAAGTTCCAGATCTTATTTCGGAATTAGGAATGGACGTGTATGGTACAGACGCTAGAGCTGATTTGGCAAAAACATTTTTACTGGCACACTGCATAAACGAAAACACGAAAGCTGTTCGTGATTACTAATGGTAAATAAATTACCAACAACGGAATTAGAACAATCTGCTTTTTGTCAAGAAGATGCTTTAATTACCAAACCTCTAATTGAAGAATTAAAAATACCTGTTAACTGGCAAGAAGTACCTCAAGAATATCTTCACTTAGCTCCTGAAATTATTTCGGACAGAATTTTTACTGCAAAAAGAAAACTATCTACAGCAGTAACTATTTTAGGACACCATTACCAAAGAGAAGAAGTAATTCAGTTCGCTGATACTATTGGAGATTCTTATTTATTATCCGTACAAGCATCTAAACAACAAGCAAAATATATCATTTTTTGTGGTGTACAGTTTATGGCTGAAACTGCTGATATAGTTTGTCAAGATTGGCAAAAAGTTATACTACCAAATTTAGCAGCTGGGTGTTCTATGGCTGACATGGCTCCAACCGAGCAAGTTCAAGATGCTTGGTTAGAAATTTTGACTAATGTTGGATCGTGGTTTGATGTTATACCTGTAGCATATATGAACTCCACTGCTGAGATTAAATCACTATGTGGTAGAAATAAAGGAATTATATGTACCAGTTCAAATGTAACCAAGGCGTTTAAATGGGCTTTAGATAGAGGAAACAAAATATTTTTTCTACCCGATCAACACCTTGGAAAAAACACAGCTAAAAAATGGGATATTCCAGATAACGAAATAATTATTTGGGATCCATATAAACCTTTAGGTGGTAACACCTTAGAGGATTTAACAAGAGCAACAGTAATATTATGGAAAGCCCATTGTTCGGTACATACCAGATTCACAACAAAACAAATAGAGTCAGCCAGACAAAAATTCCCTAAGGTTAAAGTTATTGTTCACCCAGAATGTACTTCTGAAGTTGTCGATATGGCTGATATGAATGGTAGTACAGAAATGATTATAAATAGAGTTAACAATAGTAAATCAGGTAGTATTTTTGCAATTGGTACAGAAATAAATCTTGTTAATAGGTTAGCTAAGAATAATCCAGATAAAACAATATTTTGCTTGGACTCTATTGTGTGTCCTTGTTCTACGATGTATAGGATACACCCTGCTTATTTATTGTGGGTATTAGAATCGATTATTTATAAAGATCCTGTTAATGTTATTGAAGTTTCAGAAGAAACTAAATTTTACGCAAAACGGGCAATTAATAGAATGATGGTGTTATAAATGGAAAATGATAACAAAGAAAATTCACAAACAGACGAATACTTTTTATTTAGATTAAAAAATCTAGATAAATACTTTAAAATATATAAAGATACCTACGCCAAATCGTTTGATTTTTTAACAAACTCGGAAAAAGAAATGTATCTATCCATGTTAGAATCAACGTTAATATTACGGGCAACACATATGAACATGATTGCTGCTTGGGAAAAATACCGAGAAAAAACATTTCCGAAAAAGACTGATGTTCCTAAAGCGTTTGAAGATGCTTTTGATGATGAAAGTAAGCCAAAACCTTAAACAAGGTTGACAAACAAAATTCCTTAATATACTATGGCTTTCATAATATTTAATTATAGGAGTGTAAATATGGTAGAAATAGATAATGAAGAAAGACTTAGTTTTTGTTGTGAAGCTCCTCCATTAGGTGGAATAGAGGAATACGGATTTTGTGGACATTGTGAAGAACACACAGAGTTCCTTACCGAACAAGAATTTGAAGAACGTATGAAATAAAAACCTAAAAGCTAAATAAAGGAGAGGGGGCTACTTTCGTAACCCCCCATGCTATAAACGTCCCCAAAAAGACATATACAAATATATGATAAATAAAACGCCTACGTTTGTCAAGCTACATAAACCAATATTAAAAAGAGGTTATTTGATAGCCTCTTTTTTTTATAGTATAATAAAAATATATGGTACCTTGCTAGGGCGGGTGGAATTTTATTCTTCTTACTTGGTACCCTTATCGTAAGTAGAGTAAAGGGTAGTATAGGTGGCTAAATCCATATCGAGGGGAATTAATAGCCTAAGGTTCCCCGAAAAGAAAAGAGGTTAATTTTGTATAGTAGAAGAAAAGAAGTTTTTAAGGACTACATAAGAGTGGACCTAACCAATTCAGAAGATGCAGAACTAGTACTAGAATATATTCGTTCGATGAAATCTAACTATAAAGGTAGAGTCGAGATGAGAATTCAACAAGCTAGAAATTCCCAGATCTGGAGAGAACAATCAGAAATTGTGAGCGGTTAGTGGCAGCCCAAAAAGGAGTTCCTGTTATCAATAGGAAGAAAACTATTCTTCCTGTAACTCTTCCTGAAGAATCTTATGGAGTTTGTCTAAAGCACAATAGGTGTGGCAACCATGAACCACAACTTTTGGGAAACGGCTTATGTCTTGACTGCTGGGATTTGAAACAATACCAATTCGATCGCACCAGCAAAAAAGCAAAAGCTCGTGTTCGAGAAAAGTGGTAAAAGAAAACAGGAGTCAGAAAAATGATACAGGATTTAGAGAATACTTTTTCTATAGTTATAGAAAAAAATAAAAGCGGTTTGTTATGTCAATTTTGCGATGGTGTTGCAATAGTTGAACAGACACCTTATATTGAAGGTGCGGCATACTGCGATTGTGATTTTATCCCCCCAACATTTATCCAAGAATAATACCGACTTGTAATGTTTTATATAATGTACTATATTTAATTTATTATAGGACTTTTTTGTTTAACTTTATTTAAAGTCCAGATAATTTTTGTCTGGCATGAAAAAAGAGTGAACTGAATAAACGCTACAGTCCTATAGTTAATTGTTGAGCTAATTGTGAAGGCTTATGTAGTTTTCATAATTAGCTCAATAAAAATATAGGAGCTTTAGATGATAGAACGAATATATATACCGACAGTTAGACGTACAGACAAACAAATTACCTATGATAATCTTCCTGATGAATTAAAAAAGAAAGTTGTTATGGTAATTGAGCCAAACGAACGCCATCTTTATAATTATGATTGTGAGTATCTGGAAATACCTGAAAAATTAGTAGGCACATGGACACAACTGGCTGAAACCAGATTGTTTATTCATAAACACGCAGGTAACATTAAATACTGCGTTTCTGATGACGATATAGTTATAGAAAGAAGAAATGCAAAATATTGGACTGGAAAATCCAACATGGAAAAAAGTAGGCAACGTGCCAATAATAGCGATATACTAGAAATGTTTTCAAAAATTGATACTTGGTTAGATGAACCTAATATCGGAATTATCGGACTTAGTGATGCAGGTATACCTCCACAAAGTGTTGAATATGTAGATACTGTTGGTGTATATTGTATGGTTTTTATTGATGGTACAATGTTATCAAAAATTATAGATGATATAGATATAACATCAATTAGAATTGCTGAAGATGTTTTGTTTTTGTTTGAATGTCTATCAAGAGGCATTAATACCCGCAGAGTAACTGAGTGGATATACGATAACAAAAGTCTTTATCAAAAAGATTTACAAAACAGTAGGGAAGTGTGGACTGGTATGTTTAAAGATGGAGAAATGCCACCAAATCATTATCAACATAATTTACATATTGAAGTTATGCAATATATTCAAAGTAAATATCCAGAGTGTATTGATATTTACGAAAAAAACGGAAAGTTTAAATTTCGAAAAAAATGGAAAAAGGCATATAAAAGTAGGTTAGTTGAATCTCAAAAGCAATTATTATAAGGAAAATTATTTATGAATCAAGAAGATAATCAAGAACAATTGGAATTATTTGAAATGAAGGCTGATCCTAAGGAATGGGAAGTTGAGTGGCAAGGTATGCCAGAATTTATTCAGGAAAAACGTGATCCTTTTCACATGATCCAAATTCGTTTTGCAAGTGAAAAAGATTATAGGGAATTTGCTGAACTTATTGAACAAAACCTTACTAAAAAAACTCTAAGCATATGGTATCCAAAACTACAGATAGGTGCCAATGCTCATTTAAGGTATGCTGATGAATCCTAAATATCCCATATATATTATTTCCAAAGGACGTTGGGATTTGCCAAAAGGTACTCACGCACATTTAACCAGAATGAATGTTGAATTTTTTATTGTCGTTGAAGAACAAGAATATGAACAATACGCAAAACACACCGACAAAGAAAAATTATTAATTTTGCCTAAAAAGTATTTAGAAGATTATGACACGTTTTGGGAAAAAGATATTAATCAATCTACTGGTCCAGGGGCTGCAAGAAATTTTTGTTGGGATCATGCGATTAGTTTAAATGCTTCCAGACATTGGGTCATGGACGATAATATTTATGGCTTTTTTAGATTTAATAGAAATAGTATTTACTTAGTTGAAACTGGTGCTATGTTTCGAGCAATGGAAGATTTTGTAGATCGATACGAAAACGTGGCTATTGCTGGACCAAACTACCAAAAATTTATTGTTACAAATGAAAAATATTTACCTTTTAGAAAAAACATTAGGATTTATTCGTGTTTATTAATTAAGAATGATTTACCATTTAGATGGCGAGGTAGATATAATGAGGATACTGATTTATGTCTTAATGCTTTAAAATTAAATTATTGTACTATTCAGTTCAACGCCTTTTTGCAAGAAAAAATCACAACCCAAAGAATATCTGGTGGTAATACTGCTGAATTTTATGCTCAAGAAGGAACATATAATAAATCAAAAATGCTTGTCGATATGCACCCTGATGTTACTTCCCTTGTCTGGAGATTTGATAGATGGCACCACGAAGTTTATTATGAAGTTTTTAAAAAAATATCACTTATTAGAAAAAAAGATATTGAAGTTTTGGATAGAATAAATAATTACGGAATGACCTTAGTTGATAGTGAAACAAATGAGGTTATAGGACCTAGTTTAGAAAAATCACCACACAAACAAAATATAATTGAATTTAAAGAAAGTTTTCAAAAGTCGTTATTTTAAAAGTATAGGAGTATTGCTATGAGTGAAGATGGAATTTCTCAGCTTACTTGGTGGGAAGAAGAATGGCAAGATATGCCTGAGTTTATAAGCGAGGATATCCAACCTTATCAAAAAATTGTTATACGTTTTGAAACCAAAGAACATTTTGATGAATTTGCAAAATTGATTGGACAAAATCTAACTTCAAGAACAAAAAGTATTTGGTATCCTAAATTAATTCACAAAGATTGGCAAAAGTTGAGGTATAGAGATGAATCCTAAATACCCTATTTATATTGTATCCAAAGGTCGTTGGGAAAGTCGAATAACTAGTAAATCCCTAGAACTTATAAATGTGCCTTATTATATTGCTGTAGAACCACAAGAATACGAGCAGTACGCAAGTGTTATTGACCCTAAAAAAATACTGGTATTGCCTTTTAGCAACCACGGATTAGGACCAACACTTGCCCGTAATTGGTGTTGGGAACATTCTATTTCTTTAGGTGCAAAACGTCACTGGGTAATGGACGATAATATTTCGCATTTTTACAGGTTAAATAAAAATGTTCGAGTACAAGTAAGTTCTGGCACAATATTTCGTGCTGCTGAAGACTTTGTTGATAGATATGAAAATGTTCCATTAGCTGGATTACAATATCGTTTTTTTGCTGTACCAGATGGTAAATTACCTGCATACGTCAAAAACACCAGAATATATTCATGTCTACTTATAGAAAACTCTACTCCTTATAGATGGCGTGGTAAATATAATGAAGATACGGATATATCTTTGAGGATATTAAAAGACGGATTATGTACAATTCAATTTAACGCTTTCCTCCAAGGCAAAGTGGCAACACAAACTGTTTCTGGTGGTAATTCCATGGAATTTTACGATCACGAAGGTACCTTAAATAAATCCCAGTATTTAGTAGATTTGCACCCAGACGTTTCTAGTCTAGTTATGAGATATAATAGATGGCATCATTACGTTGATTATTCTCCGTTTAAAAAAAATAAATTAATTAAAAGAAAAGATTTAATAATTCCCGAAGGCGTTGACAATTACGGAATGATTTTAGTAGATGAAGAAGCAGTTCCAGAAATTAAAAAACCTGTTGATACTAATAAGTTTTTTCCTGATTCTGATATTGATTTTCAATACTCTCTTTTTTCTTGAACGAATAAAAACTTTGTTATATAATTACTTAGAAAGGTTAGAATAATGACGCAGATTAATGATTATAGATATTTTGAGATTACTGTTTTAATCGGGATTCCTGATTATACACCAGACCAAGATACAATGGATCCAACATTATATGTTACTGTTGATGGTGATGCAGTAGAATTAGGAATGACCGAACCAAAGGAATTTGTATTGACTGAAAAGCATAAAATCTAGAAAAAGATATCTTCACGCTCCAAGATATTCTTTTACTGTAAGAAGAAGCCCTGTTTTACCCTAGTTAGCAGGGCTTTTTCTTTTACCAAAAAAAAGAGAGATACTTTTGTACCTCTCTTTTTATTTCTATATAACTAGTAATTAATTTAGGTAATTAAAACTGTAACCCATTTTCACTTATTTCCTCAGCAGACATATTATCATATATCATAGATTCTAATATTACTATTGTACCCACGGTGTTACCATTACTATCATGCAAAACATCTGAAATATGTTGGTGTACAGAACTACCCTTTACAAATTTACTCATGATATTTTTTACGTCTCCGTCAAAAATATTTTTTACTTCTGCATCTTTGCCATTGTCCTCAAAAGCGGCATTGTCTGTATTAATTACCATTTTTATATGTATCATCTTATTTACTCCTTTTGGCTGGTTTTTCTACTCCAAGAATATCATATATATTTGACATTGGTCTGCGTACCATTACTTTTTCAACTTCAGCTAGTTCTTCTCTAAGAGCATTGATCATTATTATTGCCTCATTATTAGTGTAAAAGTAATTTCTTCTATTACCAATATTTCGTAATGATTCAATGGCATCAAAAGCAGCTTGGAATCTTTTAACGCCAACTTCTACAAATCGTTCTCGCCCATTTTTTATTCTTGGCTTTGGCTTACTTTCGATTAGTGGTTCAACTGCAGTCATTACTTCATGAAATCGTTCTTCGGTAATATCGTATTTTGTGATAATATCTAGTTCTAAATCTTCAAATTTTTCATTTCTCATTTTATTCGCTCCTTTTTAAAATTAAAAGTTTGGTCGATAGTTATCGGCTCTAAGTATTTCTTCAACTCTTGCCCGTTGGATTTTGGATATTATATTTACGGTTTTTGGTGAAATATTTTTTCCAAAAATCTCAAACGCAAGGTCGGACATATCTCCCGAATCAACTAAACTGGATATTCGGAATTTAAAATCCTCTACTGCCTGTACTAATTTACTCATTCTACGCTCCTTACTTTTATTTAAACTATGATACCATCATACACCATAAGCAGATGCTTGTCAACCATTTCATAAAATCTTTAGAAAGGTTGACATACTACTTCTATTAATATATTGTGGTGTTATTATATATATTAGTAGAAAGGAATTATTATGACAGCGGAAATATTAACAGGACAACAGATACCGAAATTTAGACTCATAGTATTACGCAAAGGTATAGAAGTTGAATCCTCGGGTTTTAAAATGATGCGAGGTGCTAGAAGTTGTTTATCTATTGTTAAACAAGAGTTTGGTTGGAAAGGAAATAGAGAAAAAATCCTAGCCAAATTAACCGAACTTATTGACTCGATGCCTGACACACCTTAACCATAGAAATGACTTTTCGGTAAAGTCATTAGGAACTAATAAGATTAATCCCAGTTTTTACTGGGATTTTTCTTTTGGCAAAACAAAAAGGTTGACAATTCCTATAAAATGTTTTACCATGCTTTTATTGTATTTAATTTTTTTTAAGGAGTGGGAAATGGGAAATAGAGCAGTAATAGAATTAGAAGGATCAGGAAAAGGAATTTATATGCACTGGAACGGAGGAAAAGATACGATTGATCCACTGTTGGAAGTTGCTAAAGAATATGAAATCCAAAAAGAAGGAGGAAATGTTTTTTTAATGTTCAAATTAAGTCAGATTATATCAAACGCTTTTGGTGAAACTAAAGTAAGTTCTATTGATATGCTTGATTGTGATAATTATGATAATGGTGTCTATGTAATAAATTCTGATTTAGAAATAGTTGATAGAAAATTTACTAGACACCCAGAACAAAACCACTGGGATTTTGATGGAATGAAAGAGTTTATTGAAAAAGCAAACTATGGTTTTTTTGTTTAAAAAAATGAAAAGGTTGACAATAAATAATTATTGTTGTACCATATATTTATTAGTTTTAATTATAGTATAGGAGCGTGAATTATGAGTATATTTTTAGATGA